TCCAAAACCAGCATTGCCAGCACCAGCACCAGCACCAGCCCCATCACCATCACCAGCCCCATCACCCGCCCCATCACCAGCCCCATCACCTGCACCACTACCTGCACCACTACCTGCACCACTACCAGCTCCATCACCAGCTCCAGTACCTGCACCAGCTCCAGTACAAGCTCCAATACCACCAGAAATAACAGCAAGTTATGTATCAAATAGTTTAATATTTACACTAACAAATGCTGCAATTACTGGACCTAGTATAGCAATTTACTGTAATACTATTACAACTTCAGATCCATCTTATAGTTATAATGGATATTATTATGTAAATTTAGCAAATTTTACAACATATACACTACCTCCTGTGATTCAACAATTAATGGAACCAAATACAACATACCATTTTTCATGTTTCTCTTACTTTAGGTATGATAATGGTAATGGCAATCCTAATACCTTAAGCATGAGTGAGACAAAAGTATTTGATGTAAATACACCAGCTGCTCCACCAGCTCCTCAGCCTGCACCAGCTCCAGCTCCATCTCCAGCCCCAGCCCCATCTCCAGCCCCAGCACCCGCAGTGCCACCAAGTATTCCAGATATAACTATTGCATACAATCCAATAACAAAAAATATTGAATTTACACTAACTAGTTCTAATACAATACCATTAAATTATGTATTTTCATGTAGTGATTTAGATTATGATTTAAGTATTGCATATAATGATCCTATATTTGTACCAATATCAGATAATAAATTGGTTTATACACTTCCTGCAGGTATAAAAAATAATATGGAACCAAATAGACAATATATATTTGAAATATTTTCGTTGTATGATAATGAAGATTCTATAGAAAGTACTCATAAATTTTTAAATATTACAATACCAGCTATTGCAGCACCAGCACCCGCTCCAGCTCAAGCAGCAACTGCACCATATATGGTTTTTAATACTAGTTTAAGAGATGAAAGTACACTTACATTTGATGTTGTAAATGTAGCTGGAGAATATGGCTATAAATTCAGTTATCAACCTATTGGTGAAAGTGGTATTATGGACGTAGCATATGGTATAGCAAATGAACATACAATTGGTAGTATATATCAAATTGTACTTGATTTGAATAGTGTATCAACAAGTTATGATTTTTACATTAAATATACACTTGATCCTACACCAGATGAAAATTCAGAATATTCTAGTAATTCTCTTCATTTAACTGTAGAACAAGAAACACCTGCACCTGCACCTGCTCCAGCTGAAGCTGAAGGCGAAGGTACAGGTGAAGGCGAAGGTACAGGTGAAGGCGAAGGTACAGGTGAAGGAGAAGGAGAAGGTAAAGGCGAAGCTACAGGTGAAGATCATGCACCATCACCAGCACCATCACCAGCACCACCTCCAGCACCAGAAATTCCACAATTACCAACAATAATTAATACAACAACATCAACAAATTCTATATCATTTAATATGTATAATAATGGAGAATTTGGTTATAGATTTGTTTATAGCCATGCGAATAGTGCTTTAGACGAAAAAAAATATATAATAGCTTCTGGAAATGTAGGTGATACTTATCCTGTTGTAATAGATAATTTACTTCCAAATACAGTATATGTATTTTCAATAGCAGCAACATTTGATCCTACACCAGATGAATTTTCAGACTATTCAGCGATTTTTAATCCAGATTTTAATAGTACAACAACAGACCCAGTAGATAACATTGCTGCTCCAACATTATTTCCACATGTACATACAGTTATACGTAATACAAATTCAATTAAATTTAATATAAAAAATAATGCAAATGAAGCTGCATATCAAGTTATATTTTATCCAGATGTAACAGATGATTCTGAAATTGATATAAGTTATAATTATTTTCCAATTGCAAATACAACAATTGGATCAATAAACCCAATAGCTATTAATGGGTTGACACCTGCAACAAAATATAATATAAATATATTTTCTACATTTGATGCTACACCAGGAGATGATTCTATCTACTCACCTGCATTATACTATACAATGCAAACACTTGGATCCCCTAATGCACCAAATCCAGCACCGTCGCCTAATCCAGCACCGTCGCCTAATCCAGCACCCGCACCTGGTCCAAAAGGAGCTCCAGCACCTGCACCTGGTCCAAAAGGAGCTCCAGCACCTGCACCTGGTCCAAAAGGAGCTCCAGCACCAGCTCCAGCACCTGCTCCAAAACCTGCACCAAAACCAGCACCAAACCCAGCCCCAGCTCCAAAACCAGCACCAGCACCTGCAACAATACAGAAATACTTTAAAATAAATGCTCATGCATATTCAATCATACCTGGCGGTAGTAGTGAACTGAAAGCCTTAACAAAAGCAGCAATTGGTATTTCATACGCTGATTTTGGAATGGATTTAAGTGCAGTTCAAATCTATTATGTACCACAAGTTATTCCAACAATTCCATATACATTAGATCCAGCTAAATTTGGTGTTACTACTAATAAAGTATCAGCATTATATATCAATGACATGAATGGCAATAGATATAATATAAATGTATCAGATCTAAATGAGTATGGCTCAATTCAAGGTTCTGTAAGACATGCACATGATATTTGGAAAATAACAAATGATGATAGAACAAAACGTTTATTTGTGTTTGTAAAAAGAGATGGTGATTTATCAAGAATTGGATGGTTTCACTACAAATGGAATTCTGCATCAAGAACTGCAAATGATGAATCTAACAAACTACAAATCCTTGATCCTACTGTTTTTATGGGACCTAATAGTATATCTAATATTGTTGTAACTCCAAGTACAACTGCTCCTGCAGCTAATATTGTATTTACAGAACCCAGTTCAGTTCATGCATTAAAATATTATGTATATATACATACAGCAGATACAAACCAAATACAATCATTAGTACCAAGTGGCAATGGTACAATAACTTTAAATATAGTATCTGGTCTATCACGAGGAGTTACTTATACAATATATGTTGTTGCAGTAGATAAAATTACATTTTTTTCGTCACCACCTTCCAATAGTGTAGATTTAATAATTCCAACTGTACCAGAACCTCCTGATAATGTTGTAGCTACATTCAAATCACCTACTGTTGTAAGTTTAACAATAACACCAGGATCAGACAATGGTACTCCTATTACAGGTTATAGAATTGATGTATGGAAAAATGGAACTGTACTTCCACAAATTACAATTGGAACTACTACACGTGATATAAATGTAAGTAGAGGTGATAATTATGTTTTTAAAGTTAGATCTAAGAATGCAAAGGGTATTTCTATTAGTTCTACTGACACTTATAATATGTTAATACCTTATACAAATCCAACAATAGATTCAATAGATATAACAGCGGATCGAACAAATGGTTCTACTATAATTCTTAACTCAGTTACAGGTGATGATGGTGGTGCACCAGTATCTTATACAATTAGCTCAAGTGGTAAATCTGCAACAGGGCCATTGCCATTAAAATTAACTGGTCTTATTGGGGGTACATCATATATATGTAATGTTGTTGCAACATCAGGGACTCCTTCCAACAAATCTTCAATCCCCTTTATAAGTCAACCAATAAATACAATAAATATTCCAAATCAACCTGTTATTAGTATTAAACAAGATGTGACTGGTACAGCAATTATAACATTTCCAGTGCCCAGTACTAACGGACCTCTTATAACTAGTTATAAAGTATATAATGGTGATAATCTCTTACCTTTAATAACTTCAGGAAGTTCAACACCTTATGCCACAATACCTACAATAGTACAATCAGGAATACAAACAATAAAACTAAATAAATTAACAAATGGAACAGTTTATACAATTAAGGTTGTAGCTGTAAATTTAAGAGCATATGCACCCGCACCACGACCAGCACCAGCAGCACGACCAGCACCAGCACCAAGACCAGCACCAGCAGGAGCACCAGCACCTGCACGAGCACCAGCACCAGCACCAGCACCAATATTAGGCGGAGATTCTGTAGCATCAGTACCAGTTAATATAACTCTTATTACATCACCGCCTGATATATCAGGAACACCGACTGTAAAAATAGATGCTTCTGGCAATCCTGTAATTACATTTAATACAATTACAAATGCTACTGCTACTACTCCTGTAGAAGGCTATTATGTTTTTACAAGTGCAACCGCTCCAGGCCCTAGTGTATTGCCAGTTAATGCAATAAATAAAACAACCTCTGGAACAACAACTTCAATAACTCTGAGTGGATTACCAGGAAATACATATACTTTTAGAGTAAGAGCATATAATACAATAAATAATATTACTGCGTCAGGTAAAACACTTATAAAAACGAATTATTCAAATCCTGCTGCATCTGCTGCATTTATAACTGGTGCCCCTGCAGCTCCAACAAATGTTTCTGCAGTAGTTGATTCAACTGGTGCAACAATTAGCTTTACTGCATCTGCATCTACGCCATTAAAAGGAAAGGCAACCAAATATGTTGTAAGCGATGCAAGTGGTGCAACAGTTACAAATGGAACTACTGATATATCTGGGACAAAAGTTACGATTCATGTATCTGGTTTAACAAATAATAATGTTTATAATTTTAAAATTACACCATATAATGGAGATTATGCTGGAACACCTGCAGCTATTACTATGACGGCAGGGCCTCCAGGACCTATTGCAGTTACTTATGCACTTATTTCTGCATCATCTGCTAGAATTACTATTACACCACCAACAACTGGAACGAATGTTGTATCATATAAAGTATATACTAGTGCATCTGGTGGAACTGCAACTGCAACATCTAATACAACTTCTATAACCATATCTTCCATATCATCTGGTGATAATACTTATTATATTGCCGCTAGTGCAGGAACTGTAGAAGGACCACGTGCATCTATTACAATAACCGCTGGAACACCTAATGCACCAACATCTGTAAAAGCTACAATTGTATCTGCTACACAAGTATCTATAACATTTAATGAGTCTACAACCGGCCCAAATGTAGTAACATATAAAGTATACAATGGTGCAGATCGTATTAATGTACTGGGTCAAGGGTCAAGTTCACCTATAACTGCAACTGTAACATCTGGTAGTTCTTATGCATTTAATGTAGTACCATATGTGGGAAATCCATTGTTTGCTGGTGCTCCTGCTGCTATTACAGTGATGGTTGTAGGTCTACCAAAAGTTCCAACAATTAACTCAGTAGATATATTAGATAATACTCATGTAAACATAAAATTTACACCTTCTGCAAGTGGTAGTATTGCGAAATTATTTAGAGTATATAATGATAATGATCGTATAAGTATACTTGGACATGGAACAACATCACCTATATCTGCAACTGTAGATCCTACTAAAACATATAAATTTACTGTTGTGCCCTACGTAGACAGTCTTGGAAGTTTAGCTGGAACTCCTGTATCATATGCTTCAATGGCTGTAGGACTTCCAAATGCTCCTACTAATTTAAAATTAACAGCATTAACTGCCACTAGTGCAACAATTACTTTTACAAAACCAAGTTCTGGTGCTGCTATTAAAACATATAAAGTATATGATGGTGCGACTGCTATAACTACAAATCCTGCAACTGTTGCAGCAAATGCTACTTCAGTAGTAGTAACACTAGCTGCGAATAAGACATATAATATTAAAATTAGAGCATATGTTGATACAGCTGTACCTCCAACTGTTGCTGGTGATTTTTCTGAAGCATTAATAATTACAACATCAAAGCCTGGAGCACCGAGTGTTAAAAGTGTATATATAAATACAACAAACGCTGCAAGAATAAGCTTTGATCCTCCAACATCAGGTGGGACACCAACAAGTTATGTTGGAAAAGCGTATACTGGTACTGGTAGTAATGCATATACTACTGGTGTTGTATCTGGTACTGCTGGTAATTCTAGTGCTACATATGTAGATTTACCAACACTTGTAACAAATAGTATATATAAATTTACAGTAACTGCAAGTAATTATGCCGGTTCAACTGAATCGCCTCAACATCCATCTTCAGTAACTCCAAAAGCAGTAGGAGTAACAATAAATAATGCTAGCAAGGGGCAACAATACGGTGGTGGTAAAATAACAGAAGAAGTACATATGAATGCCGGCGCATTCTCTGAATTTAATAATACTCTTACGGATGTATTAAATACTTCAGCCCTCACAAAAGAAAAACAACAATCACTGGCAAAATCTTATACATATTTGCAAAACCTACCTGTTGAAGAACGAAATGTATTGGTGGGAGGATTTGCGAGTTCATGGGATCAGTATATGGAAAATAATATTAGTGGTCTTTATAAATTATTGAAAGGGGGTGCAGGAGAAACACCAGCAACAACACTTGTAACTTCTATGACAGCTTTCAAAAATACACCTATGACTCAAACATATGCTTCATCTTTATCAAATACATATATTGCATTAAATACAACAAATCCACCAATAGATACGTTAAAGAATACTTATGCAACTGTACTAAATGATGTAAGTAATAATTGGTCAGCATATGAATTTGGTGTGTTAGGGTATGTAATAGGGCCAACATATTGGACCGGTACAAATTATACGAATTTTATTAATACAGTAAACATATTAAATTATAATGGTACAAATGCAACAATATTACAGAACTATATAATATCATATAATACAATAAAAACAATGCCAATCCCATTGTTAGATTGGGCAACACAAAATATAGGAAAAACAGGCCATATTCAATGGAAACAGTTAAAGAATGCAATAGAAGATATAATTACTTTCCCGGACCCCAGGAATCCATACTATAATTATTATCTGTCGGTAAATAATGTATAAAAATATAAATATATAATTAGAGTGATGCCAGTAGCAATTGATATTACAAATTATAAGGATCCATTAATTGCAACTGTTGATCGTATTCATGATATAATCAATTTTATTATTGAGAATCCAGCTATTGTTCCACCACTTAGTAGTACCGATAATAATCCCAATATTTGGATTGGTCAAAATCTAAATCTGCATCCTTTGACAACATATAGTGGTAGATATATAAGAACAAGTGTTCTTACAGCTGGCACTGGATCAGCTGCAACAGATATTGCATATATTCGGGTAGCAACCGATGGTAACTATACACCAATTTCAAACGCTGTTGCAATATCACAGGGGATTTCAACTGTAGCATCACCTGCACCTGCCTTTCTTGCTATACCCGAATCTGCTGCATTAAATGCTATGATTTTACAAACGAAGAATACAGAACCACTAGATTCAGGAGTAGGTGTAGAGCCTCCAGATTCACCAACAATTCTTAGTGTTGTAAATACTTTTACAAGTGATTCACCAATTGTTAAAATAGGTTTTACCCAACCCCTTAGTGAACGTTTAATTACATCATATAATATTAAAGCGGTAAGTACAGGTGTAGATGAAAATAGCTCATATATAACTATTGAACATACAGCTTTAATTGCATCATTAACTACATCTGGATCTTCTGGAGGACTCGCTATTCAATATTATACTGTAACTAATTATGTAGCAGGGTACAGTTATGATATAACAATAACTGCGACAAGTGCTGCAGGAACATCAGATCCATCAACATTTCCTTCTGCATTTGTATATTGTAAACCTGGTACACCTATTGATCTAACTGGCTATCCTACTAAAGATACAAATGGGTTAGTTATTTCAGGTAGTATAAATCTTTATTTCACAGTTCCATCTTCAAATAATGGTGATCAAATTAAAAACTATACAGTTGTTACTACACCACAAGGAAGCTCATCAATTACAAGTACATACACAAATGTTTTAGTAGATGATGATGGTACATATATAACTATTCCAGGATTGACTAATGGAAAGAATCATACATTTACAATGAGTGCAAATACAACAGTTGGAGCAACAAATTTATCATCAAGCACATCTCAAACTTCTCCTATAATAGTTCCCGTTTATGTACCAGGACCAATAACTGTTACTATAACTCCAAGTATTAAAGCGGATGGCACTGGAAATATTTATTTAACTTTTACTACACCTAATGCAAATGGTGGTACTACAGAATATAACATATCATCTGATCCTCCATCTTCAGCTAGTGTAAGTGGCACAGATGTGTCTGGTAGTCAAACAATTCTTAAAGTATCAAATACTGACTCAGGAATCTCTTATAAGTTTAGAGTTACACCTTATAATCAATACGGTAATGGGCCAATTTCTGCAGAGACTACATCAATTAAGTCATATGATCCACCAGGAGATTTACTGCAAGATAATATAACACAATCATATTCCAATGCTACAATTGAATATATCTTTCCATCACTTACTACAGGTGGTGCAACTTCATTAACGTATGAAGTTACTTTTAATGGAACTATTATACCAAGTTCACTGGTGAAAGTAACATATCCAGGAACTAATACAAAGATAACTATTAGTGGTACTGCAGTAGGAACACCATTAGTAAATGGTACTCAATACACTTTTACAATAAATGCTAGAAATCCTGCAGGTGTTAAATCTGTAACTCTTGCAGGTACACCTGTAAATCTGCCACCCACACCATTAGATGTAAAGTTTATACCATTACAAACAGTTGGAACTAATGCTAGCGCAAATATTACCTTTATAACAAGAGCAACAGGTGACACAACAATATATACTCTAACTACAAATCATACAGAAATACTTCCAATTTCAATAAGTTATCCACCAGCCGCACCTGCACCAGCACCGACAGGAAGACCCGCACCTGCACCAGCACCGACAGGAAGACCCGCACCAAAACCAGCGCCTGCAGGAAGACCAGCACCAGCACCAGCACCAGGATCAGATTCATCAAACATACTTTTAACTATACCCGTGACAGGCTTAAGAGCTGGAGATAACTATACATTTACAATTAAACCTACAAATACGGTTACAGCTTATAATCTAACTTTAAACCCACAAGGTACACTCCCAGTTAGTGGTAGATTGAATGGTGGAGAACAAGTTACTGCAGGTGTACCAGCAGCACCTTTACATGCGATTTATTTACCAGAAACAGCTGCAAGTTTATGGGAGCCAAATAGTCCTTCTGTATCAGTTCTACCTGGTATTTCATCTGTAAAAATTACATTTGGTAATTCAGATGCTAATGGAAAATTTATTGCTGGACCTATTGTAAATGCAGATACATATTATTATACTGTTACAGACGGTACGAATAGTTCCCCTGAAACTCCCTTTAGTTTAACATCATATTCGCAAACATTAACATCATTGCCATGGGGTGGCAGTTACATAAATGGTACAAATTATAAATTTATAGTTTATGCAAAATCTGTTCCAATACCTTCTTCATATGATGCTAACGGTGTAGCATCTACAATTCTAACTCCTAAACCAGGATTTACTACTGAAATACCTAATGTAAAACCAATTGGCCCTGCATTTACGATGAGTACACCTACTGCAAGATTATTACCATCTGCAGTACCAAAAACAACTGTAGAAGTTACATTTACAACACTGCCTATAGCTTCCAATGGGGGTTCTCCAATAATAGGGTATTCATTTAATGCGGGCAATCAATTTTGGAATTATTTATTACAAGATCTTACAATAACTGCTGCTGCAACAAAGAATGGAACTGTAAATATTTCATCTTTACAACCTGGTACTAGTTATACTTTTAGTGTAGCTGCTATAAATGCTACTACTATATTTGCTACAACTTCTACAGGTACATCAAATAGCACACCAGGACAATGGGATGCTACTCACAATGCACCATTATTTACGAGTATGAACTGGAAATCATGCGTAGGTAGTATTGCAATTGCCAAACTTCCAATTGCACCAACTGTTACATTAATTTCTGTTGCTCCAAATGGGTCAAGATTAACAGCAAAAATTAAAATTGATAAAACAACTGTTGGCACAGATGCTACAAATACCCCTACAGGTTATCAATTTTTCTCTATTACTCCAGCTATAATTCCACTTCCACCTGCACCTGCTGCAGGTGGAGGCTTGCCAACACTTGATTCAGATGGAGGCTTTCAAACACTTGATTCAGATGAAAGCTTACAAACACTTGATTCAGATGAAAGCTTGCCAACACTTGATTCAGATGAAAGCTTGCCAACACTTCACTCAGATGAAAGCTTGGTAACACTTCAATCAGGTGGACTAGCACCAAAACCAGCACCTGCACCAAGACCAAAACCAGCACCTGCACCAAAACCAGCACCTGCACCAAGACCAAAACCAGCACCTGCACCTGTTGTACTAATAGGATATATTTCATTAACTCAAGCAAAAAGCTATGAAATAACAGGGTTGTCAGAAGGAGTAGCTTATACTATTAGAATATTCTCAGTTAGTGCGAGTGGTCTATGTGCAACACCTACTTCGTTTACTTTAACAACATGTACAAAAATAGTATCAGGTGCTGTATCAGCAGTTAATGGAGATATCGCAACATATACAATTGTACTTCCAGCAACTAACCTTGCAGGCGCTGCATATACTACAACTATTTCTCCAAATACCGCAAGAATAACAGCCTCAACATCTACTGTGTATAATATAACATTATTAAAACCAAATAAAGAGTATACAATTACAACACAACCAGCCGCAGGAGCCGCAGGTGCAAATAAGGGTATATCTAGAATTACAAAATTTACTACATTAGCTACACCAGTAATAGGTCTTATATTCACTACTGGTAAAACTGCAAATATACCTATAACTAATAGAGAATCATCATACCCATCAACTTTGGGATTAATAACATTTTATGCAACTGCTACTACAGGTGGTACTCTTTTTAGTAGTACTACTAACTCAATAAATATAACAGGATTAACGCAAAACACTACGTATACCTTTAAAGTGTATGCTCAAAATGCTACTGGCTGGAATTCTATTGTAGCATCAGCTAATAAAAAGACTACTAATGCAGCAACTGGTGGGGAATATATACCAGCAAACACACGCACTAATAAAATGAAACACAAGAAGACAAAGAAAAATAAACGCATTCTATAGATGGTACGGCATAATGGAGGTTCTGCACCAGCGCCTGCAACAGTTAGATCGGCACCAAATGTAACCGCAGAACCAAAAAGTAAAAGTGTTGTTTTAAAATTTAGTCCAGCGAATGAAACAGCTTATCATATATACAGCGATTTTGGAGATGATTATAAAATTTCTCTAAAAGATTTACAAGCAAATACGTATACAATTAATAATTTACTTGCAAATACAAAATATACATATTTAATATCGTCAACAATTGAAACAAACGAACCACTACATTATAATAGTCAAATGAAAGTGCTAGTTTTTAAAACACTAGCATCAGGAGGTAAACGCAAACGAAAAACAAAACGTAGAAAGACTTTACGGATTATAACAAGAAAAAGACTTTAGATAGATGCTCATTATAATTTCAGCACGGGCTTAAATAATATCTTTACATCATTTAGTAAATGGCAAAGGACAGAACTTTACGAAGAAAGTTACCAAAAAAAAGATATTACAAAGGGGGGCAACAAATCGTAGAATTTCAAACAATTTTGGATTCTTACTTAGAAAATCTTGAAGCCAAACGAGATCAGTACAATGAAATTAAATCCGAGGCGCTAAATATTTATGATACTGAAACATCCAATAAAAACAATGAATTTCGTTCTTTGGCAAATAATATATTGACATTTTTAGAAAATTTCTATCAAACTGTTCAAAAGAATTATACAACAAAACAAGATGATATTAAACAATGTATATCTACATATGGACCATCATATACCAATAAATTTATTGTAGCATATGCAACTCTAGAAAGCGTTGTAAATGAAATAAATGAACAAATTGACGTTGCACGAAATATTAATGATATGTTTCAGCAGAAAAAGATTCATATACATTTAATTAATAATTACTATACTATGTTAAACACTATTAATGTTAATAGTTTAAATGCAAAGTTTAACAGCATGTTGATGAAAATTAATAGTATTATTGGATCTATTAAAAACGATTATGTATTAAAGCAAAAGAAAGATGCAGATGATACCGAAATATTGGAAGGGAAACAACGTGAAATTACACAAGCAATTGGTATGGTAAATCGCCCTATTCCAGATGGATTTATACCTGGTGCAACTACGTTTATACAAGGATGTCCACTCGGATCCATATTAGAAGGTGATCAATGTGTATATTATAATGATTTATCAGGAAATAAGACTTTAATAGAGTCTGTGCCGCAGCAAAAAACCCTATTAAATTTACCAAATTCTGAATTTATTATATGGTTTAATAAAATTAATCAAATGGCATTAGGTAATCCAATAGTATTTAAGAAAAAGGAATTGCAATATTTAGTCCCACTAACACCTGAAGATGCCGAATTATTTAATGCAAAATATGTTGTAGCTGAACAAAATGGTACTCCCAAATTAGATGCAATATTTATTCAAGATATATTATGTTGCTGGGATCAACTAAATACCTCATTTTCTCCATCAGGTACTAATTATTATATAGATCATGATGCTATTCCTCAACCAGTAAAGGTATTGGAAAAGGTTGCACCAGTAATGCGAAATAATGAATCTTTTACTAAATATGTATGCTTGTTGGATGAAATAGATCAAATATTGAGTGGCATTCAATATATTGAAACTGATATAAGCGGTAATGTATTATATAATGAACAACCAGCTGAACCACTGAATATACCACATGTAGATCTTTCATACAATGTATCAACATATAGTGTAGGAGGGGCGCAAGAAAACAGCGAGAAAAATATAATACCATTTTATCCAGATCTATACAATTATAAATTAAATAATAATATTTTCACAAAAGCAGCGTATAATGGTGTTGATGAATTTAAATATGTGTTGCTACCACTCGTACTTAATCCAATGCCAAATTTAAGACCACCATCCGCTAAAATGGACACACTAAGTTTAGATCCATACACATATAATAGCATACCAAAACTATTTGTTAATAAATATTTACAAATAAGTATTCAAACATACTATTGCCCATTTATTTTACAAGAAGTATTAATGAAAAGTGGTGATTACTTTTTAATTCATAATACTGGTGAAATTCCTATTATATTTATATTATCTTCTGATGAAAAACGAATTGTAGTATATCCAAATGAAGTATATTGTTTTGTATACTCTGATCTATCTTCAAAGCTAAAGTATGGGTATTTATCTTTTGAAAAACATACTGTGTATTCAATAAAATCAACAAAAGTTACAAAACTTACTAACAATTTATATGTATTTGTTGACACAAAAGCATTGTATGAAAATGGCAAATATATAATGCAAACAATTGATCCATTATTGGATTCTGAAAACAATCTTATAATTGTGCCAAATTTTAATTCAGCTAATTCAACATATTATGATATTGATGATATATATGAAACAAACCCAATCAAAGTGGAAATCGTTGAATCAAAACAAGTTACAGTAAATAATAAAACATATACTAGTTCAATAAAACAAACCAGTATATCAAAGGAATTTCTACCTTATAAATCCGATTATGTATGTATTAGTAATATTGGCAATGTATTTGTATTCTGTGATTCAGTTGGCACGCCATTAATTGACGTGTTAGGATATTTTATACCTGTTCCTACTCCAATATTTTATGACGGTAGTAAAACATTCTGGTTTTCACAAACGCATAAAAAACCTGTAACAATATTAGAAAAATATATAAAATCTGGAACATTTGATAGCAAAGTAGAAGTTGCAAACCAATTAACAACACCCAATGTATCAAAATACATGAACACCACTGTTTATACAAATAAAGATTCAATACCCATATTAGGTGATGTAAATACACTTGTACAAGTAGTAGGGAATAATGGAATTATGGTAACCCCTCAACAACAATTACCTTCAAATATACAAACAAAAGTATTTGATATATCTGAAAAACAAGGAGAAATTAATAAATTTACTATTTCAAACAAAATAAATATATATTTACAAACAACGGATTTATTAATTAATTATTTCAAAGATATATCTGGAAGTATGAATAATTTAAACACATTGCGTGGAAATTTACTTGTTCAATACAAGACATTATCTTTATCTGGTGCTAAAGATGTTTATAAAGAAGTACTTACTACACTTGGTAAATTAAATATAGCACTGGCAAAGAAAGAACAAATGCAACAATATGCAGATGATGCAAAAAATCAAAAAGATAAACGAATAAATGAATTGACTCATATTAATACATCATTACAATCAATAGAAAAAACATTAAAAGATATAAGTGGAAATATAAAACAATATAATGATAGAGCGTTAATTTCTGACTACAATACATTATATACAACCTTTAAAAATATACAACAAACATATACAAGTTTAAATACAAATTTAAACGATATAACTGATCCAATTATTCTTGAAGGTCAGGAAAAGAATGTATCAATATTATTTAATAGTACAAATATATTAGAACAAAATCTTGTATCATTACAAGATGCTATAAAAACTAAAGAATTAAATAAAAATGCACTATTGCTTAATGAAAAGAAAGCACAACTAGAAGGTCTTAAAGTTATAATTGATGCTGAAAAAGAGCGATTAAATGCATATAGTGCTCAAGTACCAGTAGATGCATCAGATGATTTGAAAAATCGTTTTACTACATCTGCAAAAATTATTAAATCAATAATAGATTCTGTTGATCAAGATACTACTAATAATATAATGATAACACCAGATTTAGTGGATAAACAAATTAAAATGTATAACGCATATATACAAAATATTAAAGATGAAGAAACTAAAATTCAAGATGTGTTGGCCGCTATGCAAAGTAAGATAATAAGTGCTTCGCAAAGTGAATTAGTAAATACACAAAATATACTTAATAAACGTATAATGGATTTTGAAAAAAACCATACTGCAATATTAGAAATACCTGTTGATAAATCATCACATGTATCAGATCTACAGGATAATTTAATAGAAGTTCAAAAAATAAAAGGAAATCTTCAATCAATTAGTGATTTAGATACTTTGCAAGCAGATATGAAGCGTCTTGATGAACTTATTAGTATGGATAAAGAAATACAAACAATACTCCAAACAAATGAACTAATGTCTAGTGAAGAACCTGTAGTACAAGAACCTGTATTATACGAATCTGAAAGTAAAAAACCAGCAACTATAAGTACAGTAGATCAACTCAGTGAACCAATTATTGAAGAAATCCCACCTGAACCAGCCCAGCCACAAATCCCAGAGCGTCTTTTAAGTAAATTTGCAGGTGGCAAACGCACAAGAAAAGCAAAGAAATCTACTCATCCGAAAACAAACACCCGTTCTCATCGGCAACAGTAAGATTTGTTTCTAATCCTTTATCTTCACCTTGCTGAATAGTTTCAACGCTATATGTACATTTTTTATAGTATGTATGACGCCGATTCCATTGCGACTGAAAGGGTGCATGCGGATCAATTATATCTATAATGATTGGTTGAACTGTTCGTTCCGAAATCCGTGTACGTAATATACGCCCTGTACTTTGTTCTACATTTGAACGAGGGCTTGCCATAATTACAGTATTTAATGACTTGATATTCATTGCCTCTGATGCCATTGAATAAGAAGCCAACAATACTGTAGATTCTTTTGCACCCGTTTCTCGTATTTCTTCTTTCATGCCTCCAATATAATAGCTACGTGTTATTTCAGTTGGAATTAATGCAGCTATTGCTTCTAAATGTGCAATACGTGCACTTAATACTAATATTTTTCGCCCAGATTCCTTTGCCATATTAATTACCCAACGAGCAATTTCAATATTTCGCTCTTTGCATTCAACAACGTACGTTAAAAGCCGCGCAATAATCACGTCATGTTTATAGTCATAAGGTATGCGCATATAATCAACATCCTGACATGTAATATTAACTGCCTTGACTACTACTGACGGATCGGCTTCTCGTATTTTTTCCCAATATAGGGGCTTACCAAGAAACATTTCAAATACTTTTGTGAGCCCATCTGCTCTTACTGGCGTTGCAGAAAGACCAAGTAATTTCTTTGTTTGAACTTTAAAGAGACTTTTACAAAAGTGTTGTGCACCAAGATGATGACATTCATCAAAGATTGTTAGTCCATACTCATCAAAGAATTTATCAGGAAATGTTTGACCGCATAATGTTTGGATCATACATATACTACAGTCGTATTTTTCAGCAGATGCTTCTCGTCGGTCAGCTTGTATAATACCAACACGAAGATTTGGCAACACAGCCGCGATTTCACCTTTCCATTGATTCATCAAGAATTCTTTATCAACAACAATTAAGAACCGCTTCTTTATTTGTGATGCAATATTGAGAGCCATAAATGTTTTACCTTTTCCACACGGTACGCAAATTAATCCATTCCTTTGTGATTGTAAATATGTATTAATAATATCTTTTTGATATTCGTATGGACTACCATGAAAATCCGCAGATGAGTCGCTTAAATCCAGACCTTCCGATAATATATTTGCATCCGGTTTACCAAACTTAAGCAAAGCCCATTCACGAGGTAAATAATAACGTTCTGGCGATTCCTTATAAATATTGAATTTTCCTTCACTTTTCTTATATCGTTCATCAATTGTTGGTTCCACAATACAATATTTCATAATCATTTCTAGATCTTTCGGTTTCAAAAAGGATTTACGGATAGAGTAACCTTTGTGTGTAATTATTTTATTACATTTTTGTAAATCCATATTTTCTTTTCTTCGTTTTCTATTATTTATTCTCTCAATTTTATGCGATTTTTATTACGTTAAAGTATTTGCTTTAATTAGATGAACACTGAACTATACATTATAGGCGCAAATTTACTAGTATTTTTAGCTGCACCTTTTTTACCAAATGTAATATACAATTCATTTGTTGAAACATATGTGGGCGCTATATTACTACTGCTTGTTTCTCTTCTTTCTATATCACAAGGTTATTTACCAGCGGTAGCTACATTTACAGGTGTTGCTTCATTATTTGCAGAGGCTCATGCACGCAAAGCACGCAGTGTGAAAATACAGAAAGTAAGTGGTGAAACGAAGTATGAAGTACAAATGGAAGCTGCACCAAAGATACTTCCGAATGAAGTCCACCCTGACGTATCTGGCCCTGAAGATGATACATCTGAGCAAACCATTACATTTAAGCCAAAAGATGATGATGGTTATAATGAATTTAAACCGGTTGATGATACTATTAATGAAAAGGTTGCTCTTCCTACAACTTCCTTATCAAAGGATGCAACTCAAGTATATGAAGAAAATAATCTTTCTGAAAAGCAGAATTAAATACTAAAAACTATGTAACTCATACTATATATATTATTTTATAATATTATATATATTATTAAATCTAAATAACCACACTACATTCCATTTACAGCTGCTCCAACTAAAAAGCCTGCAAACGTACATATTATTATAACAATACTGTACAAACCTATATTTTCTATTCCTTTTGGGAGAAATTCAGCATTCTTTGTAAAATATGACGCAATTGATGCAATATTTGAAAGACCCCAACCAGCTAATAAGATTATAATACATGCTGAAACTACCCATACAAAATAATTTGTATTACGATTCATATCTATTCCTTTGAATCCTAGTGAAGCTCTTTCACTATCTCTTGCTTTTTGTACATCGCTTAATAACATATTACCTTGTTGATCAAAATTGATATTACCACTACTATCAATAATTGTATCAGGATCAAGCGCAACACATTTTACATTGTTTGTTGGTAATTGCCATTCTTTGGGTATAGTTGATTTTACTATAGGTTCAACTGGGGGTTCAACTGGATTATTAGACGCAGCTGCTTCTGTATCAGCTGCTCTCAATGCATCAGCTTGTGCTTGTTGTTCTTCAGCATTACCAGATAATCCACCATCTTCAGCATATCCTATATCAGCACTATTAGCAAATCCTTCTGTTGTTTTAGAACCATTATTAGATGTTATAATATTTGCTGGAACATTTAATATTATATCATACAAAGGCGTATATCGTGGCCATGTATCTAATTTAGGATTTATTATTTGGACTTGTGTAGCAAGTTGTAAATTTTGTAATTGATCTTTTATCTGTTGAATATCGCTTGAGGATGTAATTTTCTGCAAATAATTTTTAACTGTATCTTTTACTGGTGATATAGTATCCAATACTTTCTGTTGCAATGTAGATAATGATTGATTTGTCCATATTGCAAGCAAAGAATTATACAATACTTGTGATATTTTTAATCCATCTGTATTTATATATACAAATGCATTATCTCCGTGCGGTTCAAGGCATGTTGTATAATATAAATAATGTTTGAGATCTATAAATAAACTCTGTAGACTATAATAATATACTGCGGTTAAATCTGCTAATCCCATTAAATATTGATTATCAACGGTTATTGTATTATCAATTACCATTGGTATAACAATTATAAAAAAACGAGGATCCGCTTCTTCGCATTCTAATGTTATTATAATGTCAGTCTTATTGTTTACTTGTAATCCTGCTTTAGTTTTAGGAAGCCAATCTCTATGAGTAGCTTGTGTTAATTGAACTGATATAAGATTATAATCATTGTCTTTGTATTTTAGTTTTATTGATTGTCTTGCTTCATCAATTTCTCCTGTTGTACGAGAACTATCCTTAAATTTTGGATTTGTGCTTCGTGTATTATATGTTGCATGTAATACTGGGGGATTATTCTTTATTTCTGAATAAAATGCATTTACATCAGTAATTACTGTTCTTAATGGAAATGAAACGTTTCCCGATGTTGGACAATTTCTCAATGAGTTCATAGCTCTCTATAACACATTAGGTATATAGGTTGGCCCGTTAAAACGATAAATTGTAACTGCCCCAGACTGTTTTGTCGGAATTATCTCAATGTGTTCACCATCAAATAACTCTTCACATCCAACATCATCTTGACAATCTCTTCGTTTATGTGCAACAGGAAGGGGTATAGGATTATTTGTATCTGTGCGAGTATAATAGTTAAAACGATCACTACGTGATGCTACACGACGTCCATATAACGGTAATAGTTCTCCACTAGATGTCTTTACTACACCCATTGATTGATAAGATTCGGGATATCCTTGTGTAGCAATTGTTGGAATACCTCCTCCTAACCAATTACGTGCGGGTTGTGGTGCAACTGAATATCTATCATCACCACCTCTGCTTACATTGACTTGTACTGGTGCTGTATGTACGATTTTTTCAGGTATACGCTCTTCATGCCGTAGATGTGATGCATGGGATTTAGTATTCATGTGTGATACATGTCGTTCAAATTTTAATTCATATATTATATATATCCCAATTAATATAACTACTAATAATAAAAAAGTAGAAGTTATATGAAATATACCGGAAGAGTACTTTACTCTAGCCATCTAATTCTATACACCCATTATATTAGACGCATTGGGTATATTATTCAATCCTTTTGCTAAGGCTGTATTCATACTTAATTCGTCATAGTTTTTGATAAATGGGTTTTGTTTAGGAAAGGAATCCATTATACCAATCGCGGGTATGGATTCTTCGGGAGTTGTATAAATACGACCATTAACATCAACCGGTGTACCAGATTGTTTCATAAAATCGGGATATGATGGATTGCCTTCAATAGGATACTCAGCAGGTAATGCAACATCTACTACGCCTGCAACCTTATCAACCTTTGGTAGAGTATTTTTTTGTAGTCCCTGTACACGATTAGATACTTCTTTCAGATCTGTAAATGATTCTTTGGGTGTTTCAGGATTTAGATTTACACCTTGGCTATATTTTTGCTGTATTTTTGTCAAACGATTGCTAATAGATGTAGGATCTGATTGAAATCCATCTTTACTTAAAAAGAAAGAGTTATAGAAGAGTTTAATAAATTGAGGAACAATATATACAAATGCAATTACATATAATGAATTTGTTAAGCAATATAAGGCTACCGCAAATATAGTTGTTATGAAAAAGGTATTAAAATGTAGTGTAAAAAAATCATATAATCCAATTACAGCCGAAAACACAAAAAGGATTTGTTGTTCTTTAGAACTAAACTTCATTTCTATTAATAACCAACCAAAAGAGGAGCGATAATTCGTTGAAGAATCCAGAATGCAGAACCTGCTAAAATTGATTTTAGTAGTAGGCCGAATGTTGTTAATTCACCAGTTCCCTTTACAAAAGAAGGAAAATAATGAGATACCATTATATTAACAACCGGTAAACTGAATATAAACATCAGTATAGAAACTAATAATGGGGTCTTTGCTTCCTTAATAATATCACTCATATAACTCTTTCCATGTGCTGCATAAGCCGGTGGCTGCATATTCCATTGGGGTTGTGGAGCCTGTACTTGAGCATATTGTTGCTGTTGTTGCGGTGCTCTTTGATTATACATCATAGAGGCAAAATCGGCATTTGTCGGATGATCCATCCCAATCATATGTGCAGTTGCAGGCTGATTATCCATAGAGTGTTGCATTATAGAATTCGGATTCGGTGAATTAATTACTTGTTGTGCCGGGGCTTGAGGAGCTCGTACTTGGAGTTGAGGGGGAGACAGTTGAGGGCTGCCGTTCATTTCATTCAGAATTCTTTGAACCGCAGAATCATCCGTTGAAGTTGGAGATGAATCTAGATCAGATAATAGCGTTCCACTCATTTAAAAAGAAACTACAAACTAATCTTTTTATTTTAACGCTGTGTTTAAGAAGAGTTTGGTGGAACTGTATATGACTCGGGCGTAAAGGTATAGCATTTAGATCCAGCTTGATATGTTGATTTATGTATTTCTTTTAGGTCTGGTTCTTTAGTATCAACACATTCTTCGCCTTTACACATCGGACGTAACACAAGTATGACAAATATTCCCAATAACATACTAAATATTTTGTGAAACGATTTTGTCTTTAAAAAATCAAACATTCTCTTCTATTAAAGTAGTATGTCTGAATCTATGTTTTATATATTTCCTTTCTTATTAGGTTTAGTTATAGGTTTAATATTAGTCTATTTTTATAAGCAAGAAAAAGTAATTATTGTTGATTTTCCAAAACCATTTGACAATAAAATTCACACTGATAAAAATGGAATGAAATATCAATTTGTTACAAAAGAAGTAAATTGTGATACACATGAAAAGAATCTTAAAGCATATCCAATACAGTAATTATTTTTTCATTGCACTAATAATTGCGCCCTTCTTCTTATTCGCCAATTCATTTTCTGTTACAACTGATTTAGTAAAGGCTTCCTTTTTGCTTTCGCTATTTTCCTTCAGTTCACCTCGTAACTCCATTAATACTTCACCTACAATATTTGGATATAGCCATTTCCCAACATCAATTATCTCTTCTTGTCCGGCTAATCCCACACCGCCAAGATAGGGCATTGTATTACCAAATATAAGTACATCGTCATTTGTTTTAATAAGCTTTTCCACGAATTCACTATTTTGTTGATAAAATTCACGTAGTATTTCCTTCCACACAGCTTTAATATTTTTAATTGGTTGACTAAATTGTTTTGCCTTTATCTTTATTGCAGTTATAGCACGAGTACTCATAAATTTATTTGCCACATCTTCAAAACCATTTTCTTTCATACGAAGTACTTCAAATGTTTGATATGGAGAGGAGTATTTTGTATTTTTATATACAAAATCTTTCACATTAAATATACTTAAGAATCCGTTAATATCATCAACATTATTGAAAATACGTGCAACCTTACCATTATTTAAATATATTTCTCCTAAAGATAATGATTTCTGTTTTGTTGCTTCATGTATATCTTTAGAATCCGTATATATACCATATAGTTTCCATAATGGAAAGTCTCTGTAAACCATATAGCTAATATCCTTACTTTTACGTTTTTCAAAAGGCATGTCAAAATATATGCTTCGTTTTTCAATACTATCATCATATGTATTAAGTTGTCTTATAGGCGAACGAATAAGCATTTTTTGTTTTTCTAAATTCATAATTTCAATATTATACTCAACAACACTTTTTGCATCATTTGTCTCAGTATATTCTTTATAAGCTTCTCGTAATAATGACTTATATAAATCAATCTGGGTTTCAATATCTATTATAGCATCAATACGCGCAGTATTATTTTCTTCAAATTTTTCTTTACTACTTGGCATATAGTAATTTAAATTTATTGTATTAACAACTTCCCCCTTTTTTACATCATATGTTTCTAAATCTCCTTCATTTGTAAAAGTATAACGCATATGCTTTTTCGGATTAATCTTATTTTTAAAATACGCTTTAATATCTCTTTGTTTATCTTTATTATACGGAAAATCGCTATCATCTATGTTTGTAGATGAATATGCTAATACTTTAGGTTTTACAATTTTTTCATTTGTATAAACTAGTGGTGCGATTTCTAAAGATTCGTCCTCAGAATCATTCATCTTCTACTAGACTATGGTTTAAATCTTCGGGGTTTTCCGATCCTAAATATACATATCTGGGAATTCCTTCTTTCTTTGTGGCATTTTTATCCAATACATAATATCCAGGCTTCATATTTTCAACTACTTTTTTTGAAGAAACAGTTCTTGACTTTGATTTTTCGGGTTCATCAAAAAAATACGATATAATTGCATAACTTAATATAGCCCAAAGAATGCAAAATAACCAAAAGGGAAACCATGTATGTTTTTCCGATAAAGTTAAACTAAATTCTTTCCAATTACCTTCACTATCAAACATAAGATATGGCTTAAAATATAAAACGGCAACAACGCCTAATAAATAAAGAAAGCAGCTAAGTAATAGCATCTAATTATCACTGTATTTTAAATTCTTCATTAAGCCGTAGGCTACCAATTATCATCCCCAACTTGATCATTATCATATCCAGCTTCAGCCCCAGGTTCAGCTGCTTCAATACCCAATGCATCCATTTCAGCACGTTGATGCGTTTCTTTTATATATTGATCAGGATCATATGTAAAAATTGCTTTTGTTCCACCAACTGCCCATTCACCCATTCCATACTTCTTTTTCAACAATTCAACAGCCTTTTCTTCTTTAGTCATTCTGTCTAATTTGGAAATAATTAACATCTTTTCTTTTTCATTGCGCTTTGCAATTTCAATACGTATTTGATCATCCGTAAGTTTGAACCGTTCACTTTGGTATTTAACTAGTAGTTCTTTCAATATAACTGTAGGGTAATCAGTTGTTACATCAAATGTTGTATTATCTAAATCATTTGTTGGTACAACAACGCTGGAGTCAACCATGTCACAAAGAATTCCTGCAATTCCTGCTTTAATAATATAAGGTAAACCAGTATATCCTCCTTTTAACAATGAAATTCGTATAGATGATTGTAATGTTTTTAGAAATATAGACATTTGTTGAATTGCATATTGCACTTTAGATTTTGCAAAGCCTACAAGTTTATCTTTTAACGATTTTAAGAAATTAGTATGAACTGAAATGAATCCATATATATCATTTTTAATCTCATCTTCTAAATCCTTATATGTAGCCGTTTTAGGAATTGTAAGTTGTTCTAAATTATAGCCAGAATATATACGCTGAAGAGGTAATAATATAGAAGATTCAACCGATTCTATTATTTGACGTATAGGTTGATTTAATATTTGTATTAATATATCTGTATCTTCGTTACCCAATCGTTCTCTTAGCTGTGAAATAGATTCAGACGCTTTTGATGATATTGCACCATAGATTTCTGCAAATTCTCTTGAAGATCCATCCTCTAATGTTTGTAAATCAGTATATACTTTTTGTAACAGTTCTCTCCAATTATCAAATGGCGCTGGTGTTATGCTATACAATATAGAAAAGGTCTTTGCATAATCAATACGTAGATGTTCGTCGTGTGGTATAGAATTACGTATATGTACTGCATCTAATAATTCTTGAAAGCTTTCTTGATTAATTTCAACATTTTGCTCTTTTAATGCAGTTACTCCCTGTGATATATCGTTTGGCATTTTAAATTCGCAATATGGGCATGTATTATTATATCCAAATTCATGTGATAAACCAATATTAGTTCCAGTATAACATACTTGCAAAAACAATTTATAATATTCATCTTTTGATATGTCTAATTTAATGCGTTGCTGTGTGCGAAGAATAAATGGCAAAAGACTATGACTATTTATTGGACCACGAGGTATGTGTCTTGGTGGCAGTGTTGTAAGATTCTTTGAACTCCAAAAGCTTTTTGCATTTTGAATCGGCCCTAAACAACAGGTTCGTTCAGAAAATGGCGATAGATCTTTTTTAATAGATTCCTTTGCATGTTTATGTGTTTCTAATATATATCCACGTATACGTTCACTATCATTTGCAGCATCAGGTACTATTACTTCTTCAATGTCAGAATATAATATAGGTGTAAATCTATGCGGTACTATTTCTTTTAGTCCATCAGTTTGCTCAGATTTTCCAAATATTTTTCGTAGTTCCTCCTTTTTTCTGTTTATTACATTCAAAATATCTGGACTAGTTAACACATCATCTAATACTAAACTAATATATGAAATCAGTGTTTTATTTTGTTTATCACCAGTAAATCCACATAAAAACCATGGATCATTTGCATCACGATCTTTAGCATGCTTATTAATTAATATTACAGCAGTACATGCAATATATTCCATTGCACGAAGATCATCTTTTGCACCTAATGGATAGCCGCGGAAATCCATTGCACATCCTACTGAACTACTTCTTGGTACATAACTTGGTATATGAGTTTGAATTTCAATTAGTACATACGCTAATATAGAACCAATTACTGCCTTATTTATATATACATCATACGAATCAACACGTTTCTTTTGCGCCTTTGCAGCTTTTTCGGCTTTTGCATATGTGATCCTATCTAATTTACTTTCTACTCTATTGTCAACTAAATTTACAATACGTACATATGCTTCGCCATCAGGAAATATACCAATATTATCAAATAGTTCGCGTGTTTTTTGATAATACAATGTTTTTCTAGGTGATTCAAATGTTATTTCTTGCACTGGCAAAGATATACCAAATTCTAGATTAAATTCTTTATTTTCCAATTCAGATGCATCTATTAATGCTGAACTACCTGACATTGGTGCTCCATTATCATCATACTCAAGTGAATTTTCAAAATCTAAATTGCTAATTGATTGTCCACAATTACTGCATATAAATTTTCCTTGGAATACTCCACCGCTAAAATGTAATAGCAGTTCTTTATGAAGTGTATCTTTTTCACGTGGAACTTGGTATTCTCTTAACATTAGATACTCGTGCTCACATAAACAGGCCTTATCGCACAATTTACAAATTATAAAATTATCCTTTTTATACGCACGATATTGGGCAAGATATTTCGCAATGAGTTGCATTCGTTGAGCATCATCTTTTACCTTACGTATTGTATTTAAACTTTGTACATGCTCGCAACTATTAACTTCAGGCTGATGCTTAGCTTCCTCTGTTTTTATAGCAATACTAAGTGCATGTTGCAATGTATGATTATATACTTTGTTTTCAAATTGTATTCTGTATTTTGTTAAATTTGCGGGAAACCCTGCTAATGTTGCAATTGTCAATTCTCTAACATAATAGAAAAGGCCAGCTAATAATGCAAGATCATTCTGTTTATAAAAGGGCATACGTGCTTGAAGTTGTGTTATATAATTTCTCAATGTATCTTGCGATTTTAGAATCTCCATAGTAATTTCGTAACTATCTGGCTGTAAAATGTTTTTGTTTTCAAATTCTACTGGTTTTTTTTCTTGTGCTTTTGTACGAATATATTGAATATGGCTTTTTACATGAGCAATTGACTCGTTGATCTTATCTATAAGCGCAACCTGCTGTTTATAGTAAAATTCTTTTTGAGCAAACCCATACGATTTTAATTCAACGAGTGCATCACTTAATCCATACAATGTAAGTGGCATTTTCTCTAACCACGTTTCCACAAGAATTAAACCCACATTATTTTTAACAGCTAATATAGAATCTACTGTTGGAAAATTGGACACACCATCTTTTGATTTTATAATAGATTCTAATGTTTTCAACGGTTGAATAGATCGTCCAATATCATATGCCAATTTTCCAGAACGTATAACTCCTAATTCACGCTCGTAAATTTTTGGAAATAATAAGTAACTATCTATTTCTCCCTTATCAGGACTTTCAATTAAACGTGCTGGCTCCTTTTCCTTAAGACGGCCATAACGACCTTTTAATCCACGTAATAAACTAATATACACAGTTGATATAAATTCTGGTGTAATACGTATTGCATTCTTTCCTTCTGTTGGATAATCTATTTTTGGTAAACCGTCCACGTATGATGTAGTATTATCATCAGGATATGGCATACGGAAAAAATCCTTATCTTGTGAAAAAGCTACTGCATCTTCTACATCTTTTACAACCCATGATCTGAAAAATTCTTTGTTAAATTTTTCCCAACCTAAATACCAATTAGGAAAATCTCCAATTGTATTTTGATTTCCTGCAAACTCTGTTTCTGCATATGTTAACTCACTTTCTACTGCTGCACCTAATGACCGAATTACAACAGATGCATTTGTTAACTCTGGTTCACTGTCTAAATATAACATTCGTTTAACATTCATTACTGGACGACTTAACGATGCATTTGATATAACTAAGTCGTTTAATGTATTAAAAGAAGTGCTCTTTGCTTTTACTGGTTCACCATTTGTATTATATTCTACAACTTCATTTCTTAAAAGCATACATAATTCTGTCAAACGACGAATTTCCTTAATGCGTAAGGGGTTTTTTTGCGCTTTTAATTCAAGTTTGGATATAAAATCTTGAAGCATATCACTGCGCTGCGCAACATCGGAATATTGTCTGAATTCTGATTCTAATTCTTGAATCTGCTCGCCAACAATTGTTTCTATTATTTCTTCATTATACTCTATTTCTTCTTCTTCTTCTTCAATTGCTTCTCGCTCTGCGGTTTCTTCATGTGAATCCTGCTCATCAGGAACTGCTGCAACTTCTCTACCACGTAATACATCAATTCCCTCATCAAAGGGTATACCATTAAAATTAAAAACGATTGTTCTGCTTTCATTGTTTTCTATACTTCGTAAAACAACAGAATCAGTTTGTTCATTTACTTGCTCAATTATATATGTACCAACTAATTCTGCTTCCGAACCTTTAAAGGCCTCTGCCATTTGTCCAACACGATAATCTTGTTGAACAGCAAATGAGGGACTCTTTCGTACTTTTGTAACATATAAATCTTCAATTCCATATTTTTCAGAAATAAATCCATCTTCAATGTCAAATGAAATTACACGATCTCCAAGTCCACCAGGTAAAATACGAATCATAGAGTCATCCAAATAATACACACGTCCTGTTGTTTTATCAAAACGACCTCCTTCTATTTCTATATAACTGCCTAGTTGAACAGGAGTGTTTCGCACAGAATTATCAATTTGAGGTTCTTTTTTTTCATTTTCATCATTCATCCTCTATTGACATAAAACAATATATATATAAGCTTATCTCCGTAGAGATATAAAGAGGAAAAAAAGTGAAGACTAAGATGTCTAAAGATTTTCCAACATAAGTAAGTAGAAAATGGTTGTAAAGCCGAGTGTTGTTATTGGTATTGATTTGGCGACATGCATGTCCATGGTGGCTGTATGGAAGGATGGTAATGTAGAAATCATTGCATCTGATTCTGGAAATCGCACAGTTCCCTCTTATGTTTCGTTCACAGATGATGAGCGAATTGTTGGAGAGGCCGCGAAGTCTATGAGTGCTACTAATCCGAAAAATACAGTATATGATGCAAAACGCCTTATTGGTCGTACTTTTGATGATCCTGCCATTCAGAATGATTTTGCGAACTGGCCTTTCAAGGTTATAGATGATGGCAACAATCGCCCTCAGATCTGCGTTGATTTCAAGGGTGAGCCTAAGAAGTATTATCCAGAAGAGATTTCTGCAATGGTGTTGCAGAAGCTTAAGGGTATGGCGGAGTCTTACATTGGTTGTGAGATTAATGATGCGGTAATTACGGTGCCTGCATACTTTAACGACAATCAGCGGCAAGCAACAAAGGATGCTGGTCGTATTGCTGGACTAAATGTACTTCGTCTGCTTGCCGAGCCGACTTCGGCCTGTATCGCATATGGTTTGAATAATAAATCATCTAAGGAGCGTAAAGTAGTCATATATGATTTTGGAGGTGGAACGCTAGATTGTTCCTTATTAACAATTGAGGATGGTATTTTTGAGGTAAAGGCTACCCAAGGGAATTCTCATTTAGGGGGCGGCGATTGCGACAACCGCATTGTAGACTGGGCGGTAGAAGAATTCAAGAAAAAGCACAAGATTGATCTTCGCTCATCCGCAAAGGCACTCGCTCGCCTACGCCTAGCCGCCGAGCGAACAAAGAAGACACTTTCCATTTCCGCGCAGGCCATGCTGGAAATTGACAGTGTATATGAGGGAATTGACATGCAGTTTCTCCTCACCCGCGCAAAGTTTGAGAGCCTATGCGACGATTTGTTCCGCAGCACGCTGAAGCCTGTAGAAAATGTGCTACGTGATGCAAAGGTGTCAAAGGACGAAGTAGATGATGTAGTACTGGTGGGTGGATCCTCTCGTATTCCCCGTGTACAAGCACTACTGAAGGAGCTGTTTAACGGTAAGGATCTGTGCAACACGATTCACCCTGATGAGGCAGTAGCCTATGGTGCAGCAGTACAGGCACACATCTTGTCTGGCAACACTGAAAAGGATGCAACCACCGATATATTACTACTAGACGTAACACCGCTCACGCTCGGCATTGAGACCTCTGGAAATATCATGACGGCGCTCATCAAGCGCAACACAACGATTCCTACAAAAAAGGCGCAGACTTTCAGCACCTTTTCCGACAACCAGACTGCAGTTGATATTAAGGTGTATGAAGGCGAGCGCCAGTTCACAAAGGACAACAATCTACTGGGCACTTTCCGCCTTGAGGGAATTCCTCCCATGCCTCGTGGGGTCCCCCAGATTGAAATTACATATGACGTAGATGCAAATGGAATTTTGAATGTAAGTGCAGTAGAGAAGTCTACTGGAAAGTCTAGTAAGATTACTATTAAAAATGAGAAGGGTCGTCTTTCCACAGATGACATTGAAAAGATGGTAAGTGAAGCAGAGGCAAATGCGGAGGCTGATAAGGAGAAGCTTGTGATTGTGGAGGCGCGCAATGATCTAGAGAGCTATTTATACAACGTGCGCAACTCATTGCGTGATGAAAAGGTACAGCTGGGCCCGAATGACAAGGACCGCGGCGAGGCCTTTGTAAGCGATCATTTAGCGTGGTTGGATGAGCACCGCGATGAAACTGCTGATACTTACAAGGAGCGGAAGACTGCAGCAGAAAAGGATTTACAGCCTATTATGATGAAGTTATATGCTTCTCAGACGCCTGAGGGAGATGCTGGTGATGTAAAAGTGCCTGAGGCCGCTGAACCGACAGGCCCCACTGTAGAAGAAGTGGATTAAAAAAGTATATGATCACTACTTGCGTTGGCTACCAAAAGTCTCGCGCCAAGAAGCAAACATCTTTGCACATCGTGCTGCAGAAGTTGCAAGTACTTTACGACATACTAAATCACTCGGTGCAATAATAGTCATAAGCATCTCATCACGTAGTGGGTGAGGTACACAATAACCACAATAACTAATGAATTCATCATTTAGTGCATGAGGATCAAGATAGTGTGCATCCATATAGGTAGTTAGTAAATTTCCTAATGTATGATCTTCTTTCTGAAAATATACATCAAATCCCTTTGCCTCCTTTTTTGTAGGCTGGATTTTCACATTCGCAGGAAGCTCTTGATCAAGCGTAGCATAATAGTTACACTTCTTTTCAAGAACCTTCAATGCTTCAATAACAATATCAAAAGGGCTAAATGCCCCAGCAGTTTCAATTGTAAAATCAAAACTATTGGGTTCTCCCTTTTCATCTTTCATATAGCATCGTGCGACTTCCATTGTATTAAATTCACGTGTATACAATGCCTTACGCTCGCTATCATTCTCTAATTCAATATAATTTACTTTCTTATAACGATCAAGCCAATTATTAAATATATTTGTTACCTTTTCCTCATCATCGTCGCGTGTATATGAATATGAACACTGACTTGTTGGACTAAATCGCACATTTTCACGACCAATGCCAACAGTTGCCTTTGCCTTAAATGCAACTACTTCAGGTGAGGCATTACCAACCTTTGGCTTCAATACTGCAAGCAAGCATGTATCGTGCGTTATAGGATCCGGATGGAAGAAGCGTGTATTAGGCACTTTAATTAGCTCATCGTCTCGCTTTTCTGATACAACAATGTCACTTACTTTTACATCAAGTGATTTATCGCTTGTATTTTCAACATTGAGCTCAAATACATACTGATCAGGATTCCAAGTTTCAGGATTTGCATGTACTAATACAAGACCAATACGATGAGCAAGCATTTCATTAGACATCGCAGTAGTGTTTTTTAATATCTGCACATCACTTGTGGAACCGTCTTTCAGAATCTCTGCACGAAACCCTACGGAAGGGACCTCTGAAAGAATCACACGGCGTAGTGTATTTGCATAAGTTACATGTGTATTCTTCAATTGAAATTTGAGTGTATAGGATCCATCTTTATGAATATTTTCAAAGGATGCTCCGGTAGACTTCATTTTACTACTAACTTTTCTATATTTATTTTAATCAATTTTTTACATTATTTCATAGATAATTTGCGTTTTCTTAAAATTTCATAGATCTATGAATTTAGTAAATGGATAAGAAACATCTATGTTTTTATTCAACAAAGTGCTCTTGGTCAAAAGCATTTATTACTGAGATTTCTAAAACCCCTTTTAAAGGTGAATTTCAGTTTATTTCGGTAGATCCTCCATTACAACAAGCATTGCCAAAGTGGTTAAAAAAAGTCCCTACACTTATGATCCAGGGAAATCCCGAACCATTAACTGATTCTGAAGTAATGAATTGGTTATATGAACGTAAAATGATGACACAACAAAAAGGAGGACAGGGGGGTCAGCAACAACCACAAGAAAGCGATATTGATGGATGGAATGCAGCTGAAAATGTAAGTTTTGCAAAGGGTGTGGGTTATAGTTTTAATGACTCTGATACAAGTGCAGAGGGTAATGGCGGTTTTACTATTCCTGGTGCATTTGAGTTTCTAAATGGTGCAAATGGAATGGGTGATAAATCGTCTCAAGGAACTCCCGGAAGAACTGAAGCAAGTCGCACTCGTAGTAAAAAGGAGGAAATGTTTGATAAGCAAATGGAAGAGTACCAGCGATCACGCAGCGTTGGTATGCCTGAAGCGCGACGACCAATGTAGATAAAATAACAAACAACAAAAATTTAAAAAAATTGTAAAAAGTTTCTCGTTGAGGCAATAATATAAAGATATTACATTTTATTCTATAAGGATGTCTTCACCGGTTGGACTTTTTACAACCCAACTTATTCGGTTCTTTGAGGACCTTAAAGAATCATTTCCTGAAGAGCGCGATATTAAAAGTGCACTGGAAATGATTAAGTTTGCAAAAGCAAGCAATCCAAAGTTGGTATGTGATCTATTTCACGAGCATGTATATAAGGTATTAAATGAACCTATTAAACGTGAAGATGCTGAATTCATTATATCATACACCCATGAAAAAGTAAAAAATGAATTCAATGAAATTTCGCCCGCACTAACTATATTTGATAAGTATTGGCATACTATGGGTGATGCAAATCAGAAATCTATTTGGAATTATCTCAAGGTGCTTTGTATATTATGTGAACGTGCAAGGAAGTAATCCGGCTCAAGCGGCGTAATAGATTATACCATATTTTTACATTGTAAAAATCCGGCGTAACCGGCGTAATAGATTATACCATATTTTTACATTGTAAAAATCCGGCGTAAAGAAACAAAAAAGATACTTTGAAGAAAGAATATATGGAGACTACATTTGTCTCAAAATACAATGAATTCTGTGCTGATCTATTACGCGCATGCCCAGAATTACAATCAGCGGTTGTAAAGGCAATGTCTATACCCGACGATGAACGCATGACTGCATACAAAACAATGGTGTTTAAGCAAAAGCTTAATAGCACAGTTCACCTTGTATTACCGCATGTAACTATACCCGATGATTTATGGGCATCCTTATCTGCAGCATCACAAAAGGCAATTAATGAATATAATTCCATTTTGGATCTATGTTTGATTTACACAACAGGTGATATTGATGGTGTATCGCAGGAAATGGTTGATGAAATGATGCGTGAATGGCGTACTCGCATGGAAAATGTAGATTATAAAAAAATGTCTGGCCGTTTTTTTGAGCTTTTCGGAAAACAGGGAGGCAGTTTACCACCCTTACCTGAAAAGTTCTTAAAAGGACAAATGGCAAAGCTAGCTGAAGATCTTGTAAAGGAATTTAATCCTGAAGATTTCGGATTTTCTGCAGAAGATATTGCAGCTTGTGAAAAGAATCCGTCTCGCGCATTTGAGATATTGATTCAAGTATCTACTCGCAACCCTAATCTAATTCAAGGAGCATTGGAAAAGATCGGAAAGAAGTTGCAGCAAAAGGTACAGTCTGGTCAGCTGAAACCACAGGAACTTGCCAAGGAAGCAGAGGAACTCATGAAGGAGTTTGAGTCAAATCCGGCATTCGTAGAAATTCTTGAGGGTTTCCGTGCAGCGTTCAACTTTGAGGATCCGGATTTAGCACGAAAGACTGGTAATGATGGAAGTGGCCGATTAGCACTTGTAAGACAGCGTCTAAAGAAGAAGTTGGAAGCAAAGAAAAACAAGAACAGTGTAGAGCCAAAGTAGATGGGTAAAATTATTCTTATACTTATAATTTTAGTAGTGTTTGCTTCTGTATATGTATATTCTACAATGCAAAAGCCAGCAGTATGTGGAAAAGTCTTATTACCAACACGACCATTAAATAAATTAGCACAAATTGATGAAGGGTTCCAGGTCCCGGATGGTGTACTAGAAGAAGTTATTGGCTCTACTGTAACGTATCCAACTGGCAAGAATCCTTTTATGAATGTGCTTGTGGATGAAATCAAATACAATCCTACACGAGGAGAAGCTGCATCGGTATTTGATCCATCTGTAAGTGTAACACTTGATGGTTTTTTCCAAACACAGTTCGTAAATGATCCTACGGATGTATTTAATCGTAGTCAATCCCAGCGCCAGTTTTATACTATGCCGTCAACAACTGTTCCGAATGATCAGGAATCCTATCAAAATTGGCTATATAAGATACCAGGCAAGACTTGTAAAGAGGGAAATCGTAGTGCTTGTAGTTCTTCTACTGGCAGCGCTGGCTCAGCTCTGCCATGGTTAAGCGAAAACTAATTAGCCCGGCGACTTCTCCCAAGACGCCGTGTAGTAAGCTTCTTTTTCTTGCAATTGAACTTACGCAATGTCATACCTCTTGATCCCAAAACACTCTTGACACAAACCGCGATAGCAGCTTGTTCTTTAGTACCTCTCTTAGCCTTAATAGATCTCCGAACACTTTTAATACATTTACAAAAGCTTTTTGTAAGTTTTGCTGAGGCCATCTTTTCTATATTACAAAGTTTTTTTAATATTCATAGGCAGATAGATGCAGATCAATCGGTTGACTCACACAAGAGATGATACATGTGGAATTGAACAATATTTTTCACAATCGGTTGGGCCTGGCGCATATGCGACAACAAACCTAGTTCCGAGTGCAAAGGATGTAAATCCCCTTGCATCTCAAAGTTTAATGTTATTCCCCCGCGAGGGATATGGTTACAATAATGCATCTATTGCAAATGATTCTGTGTTACGCAACCAGCCCGAGTTCAAGAATAACAAATGCAATATTCGCCAACAGGCTCGCCCTTTCCTATCCGTTCCCTACATGGGTGGCGGTCGTGGTAACCCCGAGGTAGAAACCTTCTTGCAGCACGCTGAGATGGTTCGCCAAGGCAAGGAATGTGGAACTGTATCTGAACAGGAATTCACAGGCCAATACACACCATTGATCCCTGCAGTGAAGGATAATATCCAGAATCCTAAGAATCTAATACCTGAAGTGGCGTCGCCCGGTTGGATTCATGGTGGATTACCCAGTCGCTCTTACATTCGCGATGTAAATTGTTAGCTTATCAGTAAGTAGCAATGAGTTCTTATTTTGAAGCATATGAAAAGCCATCTTCTCACGTGTTTGAAAAAACTGAAAATCCCCAGTCTTATGACAGATCTGTTGTTGAATTTCAACATGTCAAACCGAAACGACAGATTCTTGGACTTGTGGGTGGTAATGAAGTATATGAGATTAAAGGTAATCGTGTTGATTTAGAATCTGATTTACAAGGTATTACACGACCAAATACATGGAGCACTGATCGCAAACACCTTCCTTCTAAAAATCCTGACCAAATCAAACGCAACAACCCCAAGAATGATATGGTTGTAAATGGAAAGCCAATACCTCGTGAAGAATATCAGATGTGGTCATACCCTTCTGTAAGTGCTCCCCTAGCATTCAAGAAAGAAGCATGTATGCCTAAGAATAAGTTTTAATAACATATGCCTGTAGATATGGCGAGTCCTGACTTTCTTAGAAATATGACAAGAAACAAATGGGATGAATTTCATACACAAGATGATCTACGTATTACAAGTTATGCTGTAAATTATTATGCAAATCCTCCCGGCATTAATTGCCCACAAAGTTTTCCTGTAGATCCTACTACACGCATTCAACATTCTGGAGGTGGCTATGTAAATGATGCTTGGAAGACAGACGTAGAATCTGATTTGAAAAATATTAATCGGCTCAGTAGTCGTGTAAAGAATAACAATATTCAACACAACCCCGCTACAAATAAATTTACAAATGCACCTTATGTGTCCCCACCAGATGAATCATTTCCACTGTTATTTAATCGTCTAAATAACCCCCCCTGCACTCTTCGTGCAACAGGATGGAATCGCTGGGAAGCATTGCCTCACCAGCCTCAGCTTGCATTTGAAACACCTTTTGACTTTTTCATACCATCACGTGATATTGATAAGGAAAAGCATAAGACACATAAGTGAATATTTTTCTAATAATTCTAACAATTTTTAATCCTAAAGACAAGCGTCTTTAAGATTAAGAAGTCTGATAAGTAGTAATAGATGGAAGCTATAGCAGCCTTCGGGTTAGTCGGTTTAGGATATTTAGTAACAAAATTGTCAAAGCCAAATGAAGCTTATCAGGATGTACCAGGTTCACCACTGCAGCCGGTAAAACAAGACGCTAGTGTAAAGGGTCTAGGTGGAGAATTAGATCTACGTTACGCAACACCCTTCGGCCAAATTTACCCAAGTGAACCAAATCCCGGTCCAGGTGGTTCTTCATTTGCATATGGTGGTATCAAACCACCAGTAATGAAAACCGTTCCTACACCTCAGCCTATTGATACCGCTACAGCACAAGTTGCATTAAATAGAGGAGGTATTGAGCAAAATCCATCATATCTTGATTCGGATGAAGTAGTTAGTCCTTTATCTGGTCAAAAAATCAGTTCATCGGATTTTACACACAATAATATGGTACCTTTCTTCGGAAGCAAGGTGCGCCAAAATGTCGGCCCTCAAACAAACAGTGGCATACTAGATTCTTTTACTGGTTCTGGTGTAACACAAATCAAGAAGCAAGAAGTTGAAACAATGTTTAATACTGGTCAGACTCCTTTTGGTAATCCATTTGGTTTAGAAAACTCTTCACAATTCCTTGAAGAGCGCATTGATCTACCACGCAACCGCGCTGGTGAAAAGCCCTTTGAACCGGTACGTGTTGGTGCAGGTGTAGGTGAGAAATTCGGTTCCACTGGCAAGGGCGGTTTCCAACAAATGGAAGTCAATGAACTGATGATGCAAAAGATGCCAAAGACCGATGATCTCCGCACAAGCGACAATCCTAAGCTCACATACAAGGGTCAGATTGTACCAGGTCAGCGTTTTGTCGCAAATTCACCACAAGATGCTGGCGAGGTTCGTAAATACAAGCCTGACACCTTTTACATTGATGAAAGTGGTGAACGCATGGGTGGTGCATTTGGACAAGATATCCAAAAGGAAGCGACTCGCCCTGTACAAGTAATGAAGTACACTAGCCGCACAGACACAACTAGTGAACTCATTGGTCCCGCCGCATCCACAGAATTCGGTGAATCATACGTCACAGGTTCTTACCGCACACCTATGGCGCAACAGTATGGTGGTGCAGGTTTCCGTAACGCAGACATGACTGAGTATTTTACAAATAACCCAGATGCACCTGAAGCCGATTATGGTCGCTCATCAATTGAAATCCGCCCTAATGAACGTAATACTACTTCTACACGCACAATGGGACTGAACTTATCACCTGCAGATACCGGTGCAGTGACTAAGCACTTTACTGATAAAGCTCGCCCAACTTATCGTGGTGAGACTATTGGTAGCATTCGCCAAACTGGTACACCCGTTGGTTATGCACAAGGAGCACCCGCTATTACTGTATGGTCTGATGATGTTGCTCGTACAACTGTAAAGGAAACTACTATTAACTGGAACTACATGGGCATGGCTTCTTCTGCAAGCGCACCAAATCGCCTACAAGTGTATGATCCTGATGATATTGCTCGCCCAACACAAAAGGAACAGATCTCTGCCAAGTCTGAATACTTTGGTGCACCCATGTCGTCACAGCAGGATTTCACCAGCCATGTATCTGCTTACAATATGAGAACCAACCCTACTAAGGAAAAGGTAAGTGAAGGCCGCACACCTATGAGTGGAAATGGTGGACTCGCAGTCTTTACAGGCGAAGTGAATAACCAACATTCGCGCAAAATTGATGCAGATGTTATCAACGATCGTGCAAATGCAGTGAATCGCTCTGTGGATCTACCAGCTGGTGTGGGGGATATTGGTCAAGTGAGATATCGCGTGCCCCTCAAGCTGGATCAATCGGCTGAGCGTAATCAGCGTGAAATGATCGCAGCTGTTGAAGGCAATCCATTAATGCAGAGCATCAGCAAGAACGCCGCTCACGATGAAGAATTATACCAAGAAATGTTAAAAGGTATGTAGTATATAAAAAGCGTAAAAGGGGCTAAATAGTTTTTACATTTGTTCATAGATATATGACAACTCTAAAACAACGAAAAAATTCCTTTCTTGTAAGCGGCGAGCCAGGATGTGGAAAATCATTTTTCATACGTCAAGAAGCACGTAACCATAAAGCAAAGCTTTTTCGGTGGAATGTACGAATTGACCGAAGCCTGAGGGAGGGGCGTGAAATATTACATCAACAAGTGCGATCCAAGGAACCAATGTATGTGTGGATTGAAGGTGCAGATGATTTGACACAAGAAGCACAAGCATTTTTGCGACGCATATTGGAAACTTCTTCGCCCAATGTTACATCTATGTTGGAAGTACGCGAACCATGGAAGCTTTCGCCGCCGATTATTTCACGTTGTGTACCTATATGTATGAATTCTTCACGCTCGTTTCGTAATCAAAAGAATTTACGACTTGCAGATCAATTTCATTTAGAAACAAAATCAAAAGAATTAAATGCATCTGATGTTACATTACAATCATTAGTACAACTCCGTAAAGAAGGTTATGATCCAATTGCACTAATAAATTTATTTATTGATAATCCCAATGCACTTACTATATATAAAAACATTGGGCTTGGTGGTTCACCATGGATTCAACTAGCCTATTTCCTCGCGGTTTGTTCGCAAACAAAGGATACAACAAACTAAAAGAGTATGGAAATTCCCGGTACGGAAGGATTGAATGTATATGCTGATGCGAAAACGGAATACACTAGACAACTAACACAGTTTTCTTTACCCGCATTTACGGGTTATTTTTTGAAATTATTAGACGAGATAAAGGCATCAGAAGTAAATCCTAAGAAATTACTTTTAACGTTTCAGAGTTCATTAAAAGATATACCTGAATGGAATCAAGAAAAGGTTCAAAAGGAAACAGGTCATATTATAAAAGATATTAATTGTGATTATTATGATGACTTGCTAAGTGCTGTATTTGTTGCACATACAAAGGTACTTTCTGCAATTCGCTTAACAACAAAGCAAAAGAAGTTACATATTACTATTCCCAAAGTGGATCATTTCCTTCATCATACATTGATTGAATGCGCCCGTATATTATGGTCTAATGTATATTTGTTTTCTCCCAATGGATCTGACATTGAACGCCAAAAGAGTTTACGCCAAATTGAACAGCTCATTCAAGATGGTATATTACAGTCTGTACGCAGTATGTTACCTGTTAAGAATATATTGAAAGAATATTTAAAGGATGACGATGAAGAAGAAGAAAAGGACGAAGATGAACTAAAGGAAAAGGAAATGAAGGAAAAGGAAGTAAAGGATGAGGAGGAAGAGGAGGAAAAACTAGAAAAGGAATTGAAGAAGGAAGTAAAGGAAGAAGAAGAAAAGCTAGAAAAGGAATTGAAGAAGGAAGTAAAGGAAGAAGAAGAAAAGCTAGAAAAGAAATTGAAGAAGGAAGCAAAGGAAGAAATGAAGGAAGTGAAGGAAGTAAAAGAAGAGGAAACAAAGGAAGAAATAAAGGAAGCGAAGAAGGAAGTGAAGGAAGTAAAAGAAGAAACAAATGATGAAGATGAAAAGCCAAAAGCAAAGAAAGAAACTCCGGCGGTTCCTACAATTGAAGTTGACACAGAACCGTTTGTGAAGTTTTCCGATTCAAATACAGTATTCAACTATGAGGGGAACACTGATGAAGATGCCGAATTATTTGATATACTAGAATCAAAAGGCGAGAAGATAGATGATTTTGAAGATTTAGAAAAGGAAGAAATTGAATTTGAAACGCTATAGTTCCGGCGTTTTGTTAGGTATGCTTTTTTCCCCAAACTTTCCAGAACTGCAAGTATGAATGATTATGTAACTGGTATATTATTCGGTGGCTCATTAATTACTGGTCTCGGCGCCCTTAGTACGTATTCACTTGAAAAAAAAACACCATCAACCAAGTCCTTAATGCGTGATTTTATTATTGGTTCCGTGCTATTTGTAATGATTATGCAACTCTTACCCGAGTCATCAATGTCTATTATTAAATATTTAACTGCACTTATTCCCGTAGGAGTTGCTACTTCTATGAGAGAAAGTGATGATTTGGAACTTAATGTTGGTATACCAAAGTTTTAATGCACTTAAGCAAACAATGAATACACTTGTGTGTTTTTAGGTACAGAATTTACAAGAAACTTTATAAAAGGCTTCTTATATATTTGCTCCTTTGGAATAGCATTTTTGCAGTTTGCAGCAATGTGTACATATAATTCAAAGTCAGGGAAACGTTCTTCGTCTTCACTGTTTAATAATATATTATTTCCATCAATATCAATTAACCACATCCATAATACATTGTATAAATCAGATTTGGTTTCCTTTACAATCCGCCCTTCTTCACTACTTAATATATTAGCCGTTTCTTCAGGCTTTTCAGGAAATAATGATTCAAAAATACTAATTGCCAGGCGCGCTAAATCAAAAGAAGGATTGGGATAGATCTTTTCTCTTTCAGGATCATCAATCAATTCAGGGAAGGTATATTGTGTTGCCGCATCATTGCCATCCTTGAAATCATCACTTACAAAGAGTTTATCATTAATTGAAAAAATAGAACGACCAAAATCAATTAACTTGAAAAGCTTTCCATATGTTGGTACTTTGAAATACTTGTTGTCGGTGGTTTTGTAGTAAAGATAAGGTATATCGGTATAACTCCACACAATATTACTGGAATGTAAATCATTGTGTGTAAAACCAAAAATACTTTGTGCAGCCGCTAATGCAGCAAGAGTTTGAAATAACCATGCCGCCCACTTTTCTTCCCAAAGCTTTTCTCCAGGCTCTGCACCAACTTCATCATAATCTTCTAGTAAATCATCCATTGTTGCTTCATTCTTTTCTGTTAATATCATCATTACTGGGAAATGTTCAACATCTAAATATACTTCAATATCATCATCCTCTTCTTCTTGTTCTTCCTCAGACCCACCTGTATTTGATTCACGCGTCTTAATACTTACTGAATCTAAACTATGTATTTCACCCATTTCATTGTTACCATTTCCATCACAATCTAATACTTCAATGTCGTCATTGTGTTCTTCAGATTCTTCAAGGCAATAGTGAGGCTTCTTCATTATTTCATTGTATATTTCCGCTCGTTCTTCAACATCTTCAAGATCCACTTGAATTTTCATAATATTGTTTTCAATGCCCGTCCAGAACCACTTATACATTCTATATGATTCAATCTCTTCAGATACATTGTAACTATACTTCTTGGCAGTTGCTCTAAATGCTCCATAATATAGATTGAAATGGGGACTCACCTTTTCTTCACATAACTTTCCCAAACAATAACTCGCCACTGTTTCTACATATGCCTGATTCCATGGATCATTTAACTTATTTTTAAGATCATCGTCATTTGTTATATTTAGTGAGGCAGCACTTTTCTTCACATATACAACGGGATCAATTAAATGAGTCACTTTCAAATATGCATCTAATACTGTTTGTTCAGACTTATATAATGCATCTAGTTTACAATTTCCCTTAATATCTCCTTCATGCGTAATTGCAATATTTGTAATTTTATAATTGTTATCAAACCATACTTCTTGACCAGAATCTTCAAGGGAAAAGAGTGTTTTTAATGAAGGAAAATACGTTTTCAGATTCGTATAATGGGGAAGCTGTTGCAAAGAAGTTGAAAGCTTATCATCAACAGTATATGTTGGGGCTGGTATAGTTATTCCCCGGAGTAGTTGTTCCATCTTTTTTGAAATGTAGATTCAATACTATGTTCATATACGCATTAATTGATCTTTATTTTTATTGTGTATCTATATAACATGGCAGGACCAATGAATTTTTCAATGAAAAAATTTGACATGAGAAAGATTCAACAGGATGCAGTATGTGTTTTTATTGGTCGCCGTAGAACTGGTAAATCCACTCTTGTAAAAGACTTACTTTTTCATCATCAAGATATGCCATTGGGCACTGCAATATCCGGCACAGAAGAGTCTAACGGCTTTTATTCCAAGATGATTCCGCCCATTTTTATTCATGGAGAATACAATCCTGTTATTTTGGCAAATTTCTGTAAACGTCAAAAACTTATGATGATGAAAATTCAAGATGACCAATCAAAAGGTATTAAAACTCGTGTTGACCCACGCTCCTTTATGATTCTTGACGATTGTATGTACGATGATTCATGGACACATGACAAAAATATAAGATATCTTTTCATGAACGGTCGTTGGTTAAAGGTATTCTTTATTATTACGATGCAGTATCCCTTGGGTATTCAACCGGCACTCCGAACCAACGTAGATTATGTATTTATACTACGCGAATCCTATATGTCAAATCGTAGACGCATTTACGATAACTATGCTTCGGCATTCCCTTCTTTTGAATTCTTCTGTCAAGTCATGGATCAGTGTACACAGAACTATGAATGTCTTATTATTGATAATACCAGTCAAAGTGGAAAGCTGGAAGATTCTGTGTTTTGGTACAAGGCTGCAATGCACGGTGACTTCAAGATTGGTGCACCAGAATTCTGGGCTCATTCGGCAGCGCATTACAAGGAGAAGGATGATGAATATGATCCAAATTCTCCACGAAAACTAAAGGGCCCGCAAATTAATATAAGAAAAGTATAGGATGATTAACTGTTCTGATTTATGGATGCTGGCATTTGCTGGTCTTCTTTTATTAGTTGTTGACCGATATTTACGAATTAATAAATATGTAGAATCTTTTACAAATCCGACACAGTGCGGTGTTGATATGCCGCCATGTGCTTTCCCGAAAAAATGCGCAAATGGGTTCTGTGTTTCTGAAAATACACCCGCTTTGCCTGCAAATGGATTACGTGTGTATCCATAGTATAATGGTCTATACGCTCACGTAATATTTAGCATATATATAATCCTACGGATACGTAGGTTTATTCCGATGTCAAGGCAAGATCCTCTATTACAGAAAAATGGACAACATGCAAATATAGGTATAGACAGCATAATAGAACATCTTAATAATTTAACAATAGATAAGAATGAAGAATCCAATGAATCAGATACTACCAGCCTTAGCCAACCCTTAAATCTTGAATCATCTCCTTATGAGAATATGATTGAAGACACCGTCACAATATCATTGGAACGATTACAAATGCTAGAAGAAATGGAACGCAACTTACCGCAAATGATTAAAGATGCAATAGAACAACATAAGAAAGAGAAACTTAAACTATTGCACGAAAAGGATAAATTAGATCCGAAATCCGTTAATGCTCGTGTGAAGCGTTATGCTCAAAAACACAAAGATGAAATTAATGCTAAGAGAAGAGCAAAGCGAGAGGAGCAAAAACTACTTGCTAATATGCCGACAAACACCTCAGTAAAATCTGACAAAAGTGAGCGTAAAAAGGAAACAATTGTGCTTCCAAATACAGATAAAAACTTAACGCTCCGTTTTGACGATTAACGCGCCCGTTATATGCTTATTTATATCATGGCTACGGATTTTTCTAATTCGTAGGTATAATATGCCCCGCCGACCTGATAATGCTAGTTGTTCAGGAGAGAGTGATTGTGAGTGTGGATGCCGCGGACCCCCTGGCCCCCCTGGCCGCGATGGACAGGATGGTCGCGATGGTCGCGACGGTAATAATGGCCGCGACGGTCAGGATGGTCGCGATGGTTGCCGCGGTCCCCGTGGATGCGTCGGCCCAACTGGATGCTGCGGACCAACTGGCCCTGTAGGCTGGACTGGACCAACTGGTGAAGGTGCGACAGGTCCTGAAGGTCACCATGGTCGCCCAGGATGCCCTGGCCCTACAGGCCCTTCTGGCGGCCCAACTGGACCAACTGGTGAACATGGTCGTCATGGATGCCCTGGCCCTACTGGTCCTTTTGGCGGACCTACAGGACCTACTGGTGAGACTGGTGAATTAGGTCCTACTGGTCCTGAAGGCGGCCCAACTGGACCTACAGGAGTAGCGGGACCCACTGGCCCTACACAAGGTGAGACTGGTGAAACCGGTCCTACTGGTGAAGTAGGTGCGACTGGTGAAGTCGGTGCAACAGGCCCTACTGGCTGGTCTGGCAGATGCTTAAAATCTTTTGCGAAAATATACAATGATGTGCCCCAGTCAGTAGACTTGGAGCAACCCGTATTATTTAACAAGAATGGTGTAATTGTTGGCCCTCTTGCGCATCTGCCTGGCACTGGTGATATTCTCATAGGCTCATTAGGATATTTCCAAATCTTCATAAAAGTCTATCACGAGTATGCCGCGCAATTTGGTTGCTTCTTAAACGGTGTGCTCATTCCAGGCTCAGTCGTTGGCGAACCTGGAACAACTGTTCAGATTGTATCGTTTAACTTAATTGAAGTTACTGCTGCCCACCTACTACCAAATCTTGATTCCCCTACAGGTGTAGCGGCAGTGTTCCAGATTCGCAACCACACCTCATACATTACACCCATTGTATTGAATGGTCGCGAGGGGTCTGGTTCTGATCTATCACAGAATAACGCCAGTTTGATGATTGTTCAAGTATGCGATGAAGACCCTGATGCGGATGAACCCAAGTAAAAATCTAGTAATTTTATAAATATATTCTTAATATATAAGTAAAACTAAATATCTAACATAAGTTTCTTAACCTCTTCCATTGAAATAGTCAATGAAGAAGTATTGCTATCATTTTGTGAAAATAACAATATAGCCTGTTCTTCATTTATACTTAAACCAATACAATATTCTATTTGAAAACGATTGAAGTAAAAAGGAAGGGAGTAGCGCAAAGGTTTATAACTATCCTTCTCAAGCACAACAAATTGATGGTAATATTTGCGTGGAATACTATACTTTACTCCATGTGTTAAACACCAAAGAGCGCCTTCGTACTCAACAGGGCAAGAAGAACCTCGCATATATTTAAAAAATTGTGGTGTTTCATGTTTAATAGTTAGTACCAATTTATCTGAAACTAATGAACCAATAGAAAGTGGAAACCAATTATATATAAAATATATGCATGTATCTTTATGGTTTATAGGGATCCAGTTCTTTTCACACGCAGTTTCTGTTGGTGGATAAAGGCAGCGATTATTTCTATGCGTAAGAGTTGCTATATCATATTCACCCAGCACCATCCGAATCTTATCGTGATAACTATATTCTTTTGACGAAGCAATATAATATATTTTATCTTGAAAAACAAAGAGACGAATATCTTCTAATCCTTTTATACGTGTATCTCTTGCTTTAATATCTGTTAACTGTGTATTGAAAAATAGTATTTCATTACTATCTAAATAAGATAATGCATTTTTAGTACACACATCATTGTCTGAAGATAACGAATCAACATCATACATAAGATATGAACCATTTGGTTGTATTCTATAGTTGACATATCGTATATTCATTAAACTACGCCCTTTATAATTAACTAAACAAGGTGATGAACTACAATAATTTTGTATTACTGGAAAGTTCATTGGTTTAAATGATCCAAGTGAGCAAAGGCGAATCATATAATAATCCATATTATCATATACATTTGATTCAAAATCCTTTTTTTCCAAGTTTAAATATTGTACAGACTTCTTCAACCCTTCAGTACGATTATGTGAAACCCAATATTGTAATATAGTATATTCATAATCAAACAAATAATTATATACATGCTTCTCTACAAACAATGTATCAAGTGGGTAGGGTATTTTCTTTCCAATTAAATAATAATGATAGGCTTTATAATTATCGCCATTTTTACGAAAAAGATTTGTAAGAAAGTATATTGGTTCTGCTCTAGATCCCCTAAAAAGAAATGCTTTATTTGCCCATGCTTCAGCCTTAGGAATATTTTCTAAATAGGCCCAGCATTTCGCAATCATATAATGCGAATACCAAATCTCTTCATTCCATCCTCCAAGCGCAATACGTTTTTTATACATAGCGATTGCTTCCTTAAATCTTCGTGTATCCTTTAGTGATTGTGCTAAATAAAAATGGTACCGCGCATTGTTTGGATCTTCTTCAATTCCTTTGCTAAGAAGCGCAATATCACGTGTAAACTTATCGTCTTTACAACCACCATCACCAATATCACTTATATATAATTCTGTTTTCGGTAAACTAACAGAAGGTCCATCCCAATATTCATGCGTTACTCCAACACATTTCCATGTATCATTGAGTAATACAAGACGAACATTATAGTATTCCAAGTTACTATTTTCTTGTATAATTTTATATCCATTTTCCGTTAGATTCTTCTTTGAAAGATTTCCAACAACGAGTTTCATATCTGCATCCAAAAGAAGACCATAGGTTGAATCAGTATCCCACCCTAACTCTTTACAATATTCTAGTGTATTTTTATAAGAAATTGTTCTATTTGCTCCAAAGTTCTCCCAGCTATTTATATATAATTTACAAGGTACCCGTGTTTTTTCAATATATGTTTCAACAATTGAAACAGTAGAATCAGTAGAACCAGTATCATTTATACAAACCGCATCACAAAGGCCGCTCACCGAATCAATACATCTGCGTATAATTTTCTCTTCATTCTTTATCATAGAAATCAATATAATTTTCTTGTCAAAATAACCAAACATTGTTTTATTATGGTCGGCGCGAAAGTGTTGTATTAAAGGTGGAAATTTCTTTTCTACATTTGCCCATATATTGACTTCCCATGTTATTTTCTTTTGATTCAACAATTTTCCCAGTTCTTCTGTGTGCAATGTATAAAATATATGCACAAGGTTGCGAGGACATATAACAATACCACCAAGAAAACGCCAATATACACAACGCATTAATGCAGCAGTATCAAGACTTTTACTTTCATATATACCACCAGGCATAATTATTTTTGTTGGCACTTTTTGTTCAACTAACGAAAAGTTTCTTTTAAAATGCTCCACATTATTTGTTATCTTGAGTATACCAAAATCCGCCCACACAAGTGTTTCTGCTTCAGTATACGCCAATGCAAGTTTCAAAAAATATGGTTTAGAATTCATAAGAGCTAAATAACGTACATTGTCCTTTGAATTAGATTTGGGTATTTCCAATTCATAAAGACTTTCGCTTGTTAGTCCTAACTCTGCATAAAGAAGACTCCAATCAAAGAGTATTATTTTCAAATTGCTATATTTTTCTTTTAAATCTTCTACTTCATATATAAATTGACTATCAAGAAATAATATTATAGGAAATCCCAAATCTGCTAATTTATAGAAATGATTGAAATAAAATTCATCGTTTTTTTCATCTAAACGAAAGTAAGCGGTTACAAAAGTAAGCATTCTACTATTAAGACGGGTCGTTAGTATAGTATATTTTTGTTAAAAAACGGTGCGTATTGATGATACTAGGCGCCCGGAAATAATATTATTCATATATATAATGTCAAGCAGTAATGGACGCAACTCTCCCACTGGTAATAGTAATAGCAATAGTAATAGCAATAGTAATGGTAGCAGTAACAGCTCTAATAATTCATCTAATAACGCGTATAGTGGAGTGGATGAGCCCGTTATCGTTAACTACACTTTAAATCAAGAAGTGGATTTATCTGGTGCAGTAATTCGTAATCAACAAGGAACAGCAGCAAATGGCACAGAAGTAACAAAGGTGACATTTGATACAAATGCCGATGAAAAGGATATAGTTATTAATGAGAAATTAGTTGGAGTTGTTGAGGCTTATTATGATGATGAAGGTAACTCGCAAAAAGCTGCGCTGCTAAATCAGATTCAAGATTATGCTAACAAGATTCAGTGCAGTGATTTCAAAGGCAAGGGTACAGTTGATGATTACACAGTACTTTTTCAAGCCGCATCTAAAATTGCGAATGATACAAAACAAATGGAACTCAATGTAGATATTGCTGGATTTGATGAGTTTGGTCAAGCGGCAGATGATCTCAGCAAACTGTTCAATAGTTTCATTGTAAAATTACAAACTGTGAGTGTGATTGATGATTTGAGTTTCTTACAGTCGATTTCAGTGGCACTCAGTAAAATATACAATCTTTCTGAAGTATTTGGGCGATTCAAGGAAACAATTCTTGCGACTGCTACAATACAAATACCAAAATCTTCACACGATGCTACTTTATTGGTACAAAGTGTTATGTCCAATGTGAATTGCGCGATTGGATATATAAATCATTTTGTAGATGGTAGCCAAGCAGCTTCAGCTGATGCAAATCTCTCAGATTCTGATAAAAATATTATTAACAAGGCTGTAGCAACAATTGACAATTGGAGTGTGCTCTGCGATCAAGGTGTATCTATTGCTATGTCAAACAATGCAGATATTATATATCTATCTACTGCAAGCGCGAGCCTCCATGCAAAGTCCCTTTCTCTTCAAAGCAATACCTTGTTGCTGAAGAATAAGTTAGCGGCATTTAATATATTACAATGAACGGTTCGTGATACTTAATATATCATTACGGAATAAAATGTGTATTTAGTTTATAATGAGTGTATGTAATCCAGATGAATCACATCATAGTTCTGATGTTGAGATGAAATGCTGCAATGGTCGCGATGGTCGTGATGGTCGCGATGGTCGTGATGGTAAAGATGGAAAGGATGGTAAAGATGGGGTTCAAGGACCTGAAGGTATGAAAGGTTGTCATGGATCTACTGGTCCTACTGGATCTACAGGTGCTACTGGACCTACAGGTGCTACTGGATCTATTGGTGCTACTGGTAATGATGGTGCTACTGGATCTATTGGTGCTACTGGCCCTACAGGTAATAATGGTAATGATGGTGCTACTGGCCCTACAGGTAATAATGGTAATGATGGTGTTACAGGCCCTACTGGTAATGATGGATCTATAGGTAATGATGGTGCTACTGGTCCTACTGGTAATGATGGATTAGAAGGGTCTACAGGACCAACAGGACCATGTTGTACAGGTTCAACAGGACCTATAGGCCCAACAGGGCAGATAGGCCAGAATGCCGCAATTTCATCTGTATTTGTATGGAGCTCCTTAATACAAAGTAATACAAATACAAGTAATTTTAAATATGTAGAATTTGAACATGCACCCATCGGCCCAACAGGTTTCGGATGGACAACATCGAATCAATCCGGATTTTCAAATCCTACAAACTTTATAGCACCAGCAACTGGTTGGTATTTGATAACATATAAGATTGATGTTCGTTCTGGAGGAGGCCAAACACCAACAGCTAATACAAATGCGGCAACAGTATTAACAAATAATGGAGTTGAAATTACTGGTTCCTCAACATTAGTAGAGGCACCTGAAACAAATCATATTTATACAATTTCAAATACAGTATTATCTTATCTAACTTTAAATGATAGTATTGCTTTAATGTTCTGGTCAGATGATATTGGAACACATATTGGAGATCCTTCATATCTAAAAGGAAAATTACCAAATGGGAATGTTCCCACAGAAGCAACCGCGTCTATTGTACTTACAAGAATTTCAGGTTAGTAAACATCTATTATGTTAGATTGAAGGCTAACGTAGCGTTATAAAATACATCTATTAATTACGGAACAAAATGAGCGTAATTAATAAATGAGCGACACTGAAGAAGAATATATACCGAAAGATGGACGTGATGGTAAACATGGAAAGGATGGACGAGATGGTAAGGATGGTCGTAATGGGCAACAAGGTAAGCCTGGTAATAATGGGATTGATGGAGAAGATGGAATTGATGGTGTTGATGGAAAGGATGGGGCTACAGGACCAACTGGACCACCAGGACCAGCTGGGAATGGAAATGGAAATGGATCTACAGGACCAACAGGTAGTGATGGAAAGCAAGGTCTGAAAGGTGAAAAAGGAGATTGTGGTGAAAAAGGAGACTGTGGTCAACAGGGTGAAAAAGGAGATTGTGGTGAAAAGGGTGATTGCGGTCAACGAGGTGAAAAAGGAGAAAAGGGTGAAAAGGGAGAAAGTCAAGTAGGGAAAGGAGAAATAGCATATGTATTTGCTACATCACAATCAGTAAGTGATGGAGATTATATAGGTGTCGGATCTTCTGATTCACGATTCATTAAAAATACAATTATTGTACCAAAAAAATGTGTAGCAACTACCTTAGCATTTAGCATTCGCCAAGCAGCAAGTGCAGAACAATATGCTGCAGTACTAAATGTAAACGGTGTTGATAGCGCATTTAGTGCAGTATTAAATGGTTCAGTGGCTCCTTATGCAGTATTATCTTTTGGAAGTGTACCATTAAATCCATTAGATTTAATTAGTATTCATTTTAAAACAGATGGAGATTCATTAAGTAGAGGTGCGTGCGTAACATTATTAACGGAAGCGTAATGTAAATATATATTAATAATCCGATATATTATATCAAAATATTAAAATAATGAGTGATATCTTAAGAGGTAGAGATGGAAAGGATGGAAAAGATGGAAGAGATGGAAAAGATGGAAAAACTGGAAGAGATGGACGAGATGGAAAAGCTGGAGGGGAAAAGGGAGAGCAAGGAGAGAAAGGAGAGCAGGGAGAGCAAGGTCCACAAGGTTTGCAAGGAAAGCAAGGGGAAAAGGGACAGTCCTATTTACCACACGGCCATGGTCTTAACAATATAACAATGTATTCATTTACAAAAAGCAATAATGAATTATTAAATATAATTCATAGGAAATATTTACCAATAACATATATAGGAATTATATATGCTAGTGATACTAACTTTGTTATAAATATACTAGATAATTCAAATATAATATATGTTTTAAAACTTAAGGCTTCAAGCAAAACAATATATGAAATTTATCCAAATATAACTACAACAAATACAAGATTACTAACCTTTGTATCATCATCTGATGCATTATTTTATTCAATAATGGTCGGATTCAGTTAGTTCTTCTGTTTTTATTGATTTATATACTTCGTATTGTATAATTGTTGATATATTTTTTTCTAAAAACTCAAGCTCATCAAGACGAGTTTTACATATATTAACATATTTACAAGATATGCAGTTCTCTTTAGCAGGTGGAACTATATCAGAGAAATCTTTATTAGAACTTTCTCTGAAACATAATGGTGTAGAAGGGGGATTAAGAGATGCACTAGAATCAGCCGAAGTAGATAGTGTGGAATTATTTATATTTTTATTTTTTTCTAGACATATAGTCTTATATTCAATACACCCGAAGGGTTGAGTTTCGCGAATCATGAGAACTATAACTACTTCTTACAAAAACTTTAAGTAAAATCCGTAGCTCCGGTTTTTCTTTGCCTTCAATAGATGGCTCGCAGTGTTAAAAATCCGGGTATGCTTGTATTTGTTTTATTAGCAGCATTTGCAGTTATTGCTTTTGCCGCTTATTCATCCATTGAAGGATTTCGCACAACTGATTGTTTAGGTATTACATGTGCTGAGGGTCAATTCTGCCAGCAGAATAAATGCAGTGCAATTTCACCACCGATTACAAATAATTATAATGCACCTCAATGAACCACTTAGATTGTTAATTTTTGATAAAATATATTTTTATATATCTTACTAAAAAGATTTTACTAAAAGACTTTACTGCTGCATCTTGCGTTCAAGAGCTAAATCACCTACAGCGCTAAACATCGTTTCAGTCGGGCCAACAATATTTTCTACATTGCGCTTTACGGACTTTTCCTTCTTATCGCGGTAAAACTCTTCACGAGCCTCCTCATTCTCCTTGTACTTCTTCATCAATGTGTTGAGTTCATCTTCGGCATACTCATTATTTGCAATACGCGAAGGCTCAGGGTCCCAAGGCAACCACTTACCGATTTCACCTACAAAGATATTATGAAGCGTATCCATGCGCTGCAACCGTTTAGAGCGAGCTACGGCTTCTTCATGGCTGTTGTATACACCCCGCACCTTCAGGCCACGGACCGTTGTATGGAAACCGTTCTTCTGGTAGAACTCATCCTCTAGCTTCTGACCATTGGAATAAATATACGTATCATATGATTCCTTGATCTTATCCTCCGATAATTCACTTACATTCTTCTTGACAAACTCCTGGAGATCACCCAGCACGCTATCAACACGTACCTTAGAATTACGGCATGCATCCGCTACACCACTTAGATCAATCTTCTCAAACTCCAATGCCTTTGATTCTAATACGGAGTTAATCTTAATAACAGTGTTTGCTAAAAACTCTTCAAGAAGCTGGGACTTTAACGTTACTTCAAATGTGGTTAAAAATTGGTTAAAGAAATAGTTCTTTTTCTCCTTCAATACATTTTCCGGACTGAGAAAGCTTAGCAGGCAAAACTTCTGGCCAGGAACATCAGGATCCTCTGTTAAAAAATCGTCTTCAGGAGCTCTCATATATACAAAAAAGAGATAAGATCTTTAGACCAGTCTCCGGTAAAAAAAATTTAATTACTATAGAATGAACGTTCAAGCATCCGAGGTGATCAACCGCGTAATTAAGTATCTAGTAGAAGGTTTAGCGATTGCGGCCATTGCAATCTTTATCCCCAAGAAGGGTCTGCCCATGCCTGAAGTGCTGGCGTTGGGTGTTTCGGCAGCGGTTGTATTTGCCCTCCTTGATTTAGTATCCCCTTCCATTGCCTTCACTGCTCGTCAAGGTGCTGGATTCGGTATTGGTGCAAACCTAGTTGGGTTCCCTGGTGCTAAGTTTTAGAGTGTCTTAGTAGAATGAAACCATTAGTGCTTATTATAGTACTATTAATACTATGTGTATTAATGGTAGTATATACGACAGAAGGATTTGGCGCAACATCTCCAGGAACAATGGTACAACTTGTATCAAGTCATGTACCGACCGCGGAGGATGTTGATTATTATGTAAATGAGTATCCTAAAGTTGTTCGCAGAGAAATTGCACATATGACGGGCGAGGATCCTGGGAATGTCGCGCTATTTCCTTTTCAGTAACAACTTTCATTGTTGTTAAGTTTATTTATCACTTCTTCGGATTTAACAAATGTACTTTTACTATCGGATACACTATCAGATAAATCACTATAACTTACTGCTTGATGTGTTATAAATGGAGTACTTGTTATGGCGCGTATATTCATTTTATCAGGCCAATTATCATATGCAATAGATACGTCATCTGTTTTCCAGTTTAATAAGGCATCGTAACCGCTATTGTTTACATAAACAAATTGTGTGCACATCAATGATGTATAGTATAGTTTAATTGTCTCATTTACCGTACATACTGCTTTTAAATTATGTAAAGAATCTGGATGATAATTATAAAAGCAGGTTCCACCGATATAAACATCCCATTTATCACGATTAGCATCTAACCATTTTTTAACGGGAAACCATGTTGCAAAATGCTCTGTTGGTTTACAATCATCTTCAATAATCAAAATTGTATTTAAGTTATTTATTTTTGCCATTTCCAACAGTGCCATATGTGATAAGCCACACCCCAACTGACCTTTAGAAATTTTAACATTGGGATAATCACGTTTTATTATTTCATCTGTCATATGTACTGCGGAAAATCGTTTTAATAATACATCTGGAAATTGTTCAAAGTTTTTTTCTAGTTCTTCATATCTATCAGGTCTAGTATCTAAATTAATTACGTGGGCATCCGTATTGACAAATAATAATCCTATAAAATTTTCAAAATTTAATCCATTATTTTTAATTAATGTTACTATTAAAAATAAAATTAATATTAAAATTAATAAAAATATAATTTTCATTCTACATAATATAAAGAAATTCTTAATACAAATAGTTTATATTTTTGTATATTGCTATTTCACTACGGATAGTAAGACTCAGATTAACAGATTCTTTTCCTTTCTATAGTTAGTATGAATAAATATATGTATATATTACTATTATTAATATTAATAATAGGATTGTCAATATACTATTATCCTTTTGGAAACATTATTGCACTGTTTTCACCAAAACATAAAAGCGTTTCAAAATGTGGGTGCAAACATAAATCTAAGTGAATAATATATAAATATATTAGTATGATAAAAGTATTAATAATAATAATAATAATATTATTATTATTTTTAAATATATTTAAAACATCAAACTATGAATCATTTAACAATATATATAGATTACCAAAAATTGTATGGTCTTATTGGGATAATGATCTTCCCGATGATATTAGCCGAATTGTTAAACACAATACTGAAATGTTAAAAGGATGGCAGTATATTGTTGTTAATAAAAAAAATGAACACTTGTATATTAATCCTGAAGATAAACCAGATTCACTATTAATTGTACAACATTATGCGGATTGGCTAAGATTAGCACTACTAGAAAAATATGGTGGAGTATGGATGGATATTAGTATTATATTGAATGTGTCATTAGATAATTTATATGATAAAAGTGTTGAAATGCATAGTGAATTAACTGGATTTCGTGCGAAACATTTTGAAACAACTAATGTGCCTGTTATAGAAAATTGGTTTATAATGGCGCCATTAGGCAGTGAAGTGATTCATTTATGGCTTGAAGAATTTGAAAAGGCAATACGTATGGGATTTTTAAATTATAAACGAAATGCTGTTGCACATGGTGTAGATTACCAGCATATTGGTACACCCGAAATTCCTATATTTAATTATACAGGACTTCCTGCATTATATTTTGCACAACATGGTTGTATGCAAGTTGTTCTTCAAAACCGTTTATCAAGAAAGCCGCGTATGTACCTTGAAGATGCAGCAGATTCTATGTTTAAAATACAAACATCTTGCAATTGGGATAAAAAATGTATCCAAGAAAAATTAAATGATTTTGCATATTCCAAAAATATACCATATATTAAACTTATAAATTCTGATCGCAAGGCGTTGGATTTGAGTAAATATTTTTCAGATTGATTTGTTCTACATATGCTATATGTTGTTTTCGTTTCATATGTTTTGTTTTACATAATAATGTAATTGTAGCCCCACACTCACATTGAATTATTTTTGATTTTTCTTTTCTATATTTAGCGTGAGCTTCTTTTCGTTTTTCTATATTTTCTTGGTGGCTTTTTTTTGCCTTTTCAAGCATTACTTCTTTATTTTCTTCATAATATTTTTTTCCCTTTTCTTTTATTTCTTCTTTATGAGCTTCTCTAAATATTTTTGATTTTAAAGCAGTTTCTTCCTTATGTTCCTCCGCCCATTTCTTTTTATATGCTGTAACTTTTTCTTTATGAGTTTCAACATATACTTTTGTTTTTTCTACAATTGTTTCTTTATTTTCTTCATAATATTTTTTTCTAGCATTTTTAACCTTTTCTTCATTTTCTTCAGCATATTTCTTATTGTATTCCGATTTCTTATCAGCACAAACAATATTATAAAAGTCTTTATAATCTTTTATCTTATGAGCATTTTTTTCTCTATATGATATATTATATTCGTTTATTTGTGTTTTGTTTTCTTCAGCATATTTTTTCATATTTTCCTTTTTTTCTTCTTTTGTTACATATGCTCTGTTTAGATTAAGACAAAATACATCATTCATATTTTTTGCAGCTTGAATGTAATAATCTTCTCTTTTATTTAATTCCTTTTTAGAACTACAAGAAAATTCTTCTACAAGTTCAATTTCAACATTATCCCAACCAATATTATTAATATGTTTGTATAATTTTTTTTCTGGAAATTGTTTAGAATGAAATTTATGACATGATATACGAGCATTTAAATTATTAATAGTAGATCCTATATAGTAATATGAGTCGTTACACTGAAGTCTATAAATTACTCCATTTAAATATTTGTCTCCTGTAGAGTTCATTTTATACATTACCCGGAGAATTTAATTTATTATAATATAATAATCATAATAATCAATTTTTATATTGTTTTTATATAAATAATATTAGATTTATTATTTTTTAGATTGACCGAATGTACTCCCAGCTCAGATCCCTACAAATCAATTCCCATATCTTATCCTGTACATACAATTTATCACGATTCTTCAATAAAGGAAAACAAGGCAAATACTCATCTAATTCCAGCAACTCACAAAACTTATAAAGCACATACGAATAAGATAAGAAATTGTTACGACCTTCTGGACAATGTGCTTGAAATGATGGCTGAATTTCCTTAAACATATAACGCAGCTTTTCTTCTACTTCGCGACTCATAATAGGTGCATTTTGTCCGTTCAAACGATTAATAATATGAGGCACATGCTCATAATACTTGTTGAGCTTCAGTTTCTTTAATATTTCACGAATCTTTGTTTGCTTAATATTTTTCGTATCAAGGATACGTTCCTTTTTCAATTCAACTAGAATTACATTAAATACTTCTTGTGGAATTTCCGTGCTCTCCTTTGCTTGAAACTGTGCCAACCATTCATTAAAATGATTAATACGCTTGTATGCATAGTAGCTTACTTCACGAGGGGGATCTTTGTATGATGGTTTGTCAGAATCAATCAATATGAATTCTTGGTGACCACAATTGACACATGTAAAAACGGCTTCATTCTGAGAAAAAACCATTTCCGTATCGCATTTAGGACATTCACCATATCTATCATCTTTCAAATTGGATGCATTTTTCACATTTTCAGGATGTATTTTAATTAAGTATTCTTCTAGTAATTTATCTCGTGAAACATATTTACCATTATTTACAACTTCGTTTATTATACTTTCTGATTCTACATAATCAGGTAGTAATTTTTCATTTTTTGCGGCTTTTTCTAATACATCAAAAATGCTTCCAACATTTTTCCGCGCAGCTTGCTTCATAGGAAGTGTACCATCTTGTATTTGTTCCTGAATATCATAATATTTATACAATAATTCTCCAGTATCTAAATAATAATCTAAAAACTCATTTTTATTCTTACGAATATTAATATCATTATTTAATACTTTTAATCGTGATTCAAGTTGATCATACAGTATATCATTTGTTGTTTCACCTAGTTTATTCTCTAATTCAAGTTTTTCATCTATTAAACTTTGTAAACCATTTTCATTTTCATTCATTTGCTGTATTTGAATGGTATGCAATGTATCTAGTGTCGTTTTAGCCTCATTTGTTCCCTTTTTAGAAGATTTAATACGGAAGAAAGGGTCGTACGTAACACCTTTAGCGATCATGTATAAAATTCACTAATGGTGTTTAGACCCATACTATTTGCGTAATTTGCCTTCCTAGTATTAAAATTAAAATGCTTCCCGGCACAATACAAAAATACGCGTTTTCGCCAATTTTTTTTCTAAATCTTGGGTATAAGAAATGACAGGTGGTGGCTTAATGCAGCTCGTTGCCTATGGTGCCCAGGATGTTTACCTCACTGGTAACCCCCAGATTACTTTTTTCAAGCAGGTGTACCGTCGCCACACCAACTTCGCCATGGAGTCCATTGAGAACCCCTTCAATGGCTCGCCTGGCTTTGGCAAGCGCGTGACTTGCACTATCCAGCGCAACGGTGATTTGATCCACCGCATCTACCTGCAGGCGACCCTGCCTTCCGTGACTCTCCAGACCTCTGACGGCTCTGGTGCGCAGTTCCGCTGGCTCAACTGGGTGGGCCACAACCTCATCAAGTCCGTTGAGCTGGAGATTGGTGGCCAGCGCATTGACAAGCACTATGGCCAGTGGCTGCACATCTGGAATGAGCTCACCCAGGAGGCCGGCAAGCAGGGTGGCTACGCCAAGATGGTTGGCAATGTGCCCGTGCTGACCAACTTACTGGTCCAGGGCGGTGAGGGCTGCGACTCTGACTGCGCGGGCGGCGAGCCCAACTCCTCCAACGAGGTTGTGTCTTGCGCCCCCCACTACACTCTGTACATTCCTCTGCAGTTCTGGTTCAACCGCAACCCTGGACTGGCGCTGCCCCTCATTGCTCTGCAGTACCACGAGGTGCGCATCAATCTGGAGTTCAACGACATCCGCAACCTGTGCTGGGACATCACCCCCCAGATCGCGTCCAACCCCCACACCATCCGCGACCGTGTGTCCAACGCCAACCTCCAGGCCGCGTCGCTGTATGTGGACTACATCTACCTGGACACCGACGAGCGCCGCAAGTTCGCGCAGGTGTCGCACGAGTACCTCATTGAGACCCTGCAGTTCACTGGCGCGGAGTCCATCACTTCTTCTTCCAACAAGCTGAAGCTGAACTTCAACCACCCTTGCAAGGAACTCATCTGGGTAGTCCAGCGCGATTCCTTCGTGTCTTGCGACGACACTGTAGTGAACCCCTGGAAGGGCCAGCAGCCTTTCAACTTCTCCGATTGGTGGGACCGCGCGGTGCTGGAGTCTGGTTACTCCGTCACCCGCGTGGAGGGCATGGCCGGCAACAACCCCGTTGTCACCGCGCTCATCCAGCTCAACGGCCACGATCGCTTCCAGGTACGCGATGGGGACTACTTCAACTTGGTGCAGCCTTACCAGCACCACACCAACGTGCCCGCGGTCGGCATCAACGTGTACTCGTTCGCCCTGCAGCCCGAGACCCACCAGCCTACTGGCACATGCAACTTGTCGCGCATTGATAACACCACTCTGCTGTTGACCGTGTCCAACAACGCGGTGGGCACTGCCACCTCGTCCCAGGTGTATGTGTATGCGACTAACTACAATGTCCTGAGAGTGATGTCAGGAATGGGCGGAATTTCTTTTTCTAATTAAGGAAGTGGGGTCATGATACTAATCATATCATGAACTCGCTTGGAAAAAGCCATGCTGCTAAGAGTGATCCGAAAAAGGGGTCGCTAGTCCGATAACAATTGTTATTTTAGGATGTTAAATAACAAAGGGCAACACCGTCAAATTGCGGGAAGTACTCGTTAAGTCATAAATACCGCTCTGGGGTCGAAAGATCTGCCCAGTAGCACCAGGGAGAAATTCATGGGTATGGTAAGAACGTTATGAATAGAGTTAATCCGCAGCCAAGTCCTAAAGTCGTAAGACAATGGATGCAGTTCAGAGACTTAATGTCGGTGGGCGATAAAACGCCTAAGATAAAGTCCGTCCCCACAGAGATGTGGTCTATCAGAGGAATTCAATATATCTGTTATTGTGTATTGAAGGAGAGTTGATAGGGTTCTTATGTAAATAAGAGCGGAACCAACGTTGGCATACTCCAACTAAGCATACTGCTTGGTTGTTGTAATCATCCTTAATAAAATAAAAATACAAAAATATATAAAAATTAAAAATACAATTCCCGGATGGGTGGTAGTCTAAATAAAATTTAGGTTATCTGTGTAGTAGAATGTCTACCTCACAAATAATCAAGTGTAAGCATTGTAGTAAAACATATGAGCCCTTTCTAACATCTCATAATAAAGTAAGTGTATTATGTCCTAAATGTAGGCAAAATCAAATAGCATCAGATGCAAAACGAAAAGATAGGGTGCGTAACTATCAAGCAGAGGGTAAGCGTAATTTAGATGCTAATTGGAAATTATTCCTTTCGAAAACACTTGAAAAACGTGAAAAAGAAGTATCAATAACAAAAGAAGAGTATTTAGAATTAATACAAAGACCTTGTACATATTGTAATTATTATAACGAAGAAGAAATTAATGGCATTGATAGACTTGATAATGTGAAAGGTTATATACTGGATAATTGTACACCCTGTTGTAAGCATTGTAATCGTATGAAACATATATTACATCCAGTATTCTTTCTTAAAAAAGCTGAATTGATTAAAAGTCATCAAACAAATACATTGGATGAAGCTACAAGAAGTGAATTTTATAGAAAATGGAAAATATATATTCATAAAGTTCCAATATGTTATATTTATACAAAACGTATAAATGAAGAAAAAAGAGGTTATATATATACTATAACAAAAGAACAATATGAAGAACTTATATACAAATCATGTTATTTATGTGGATTTAAAAATATTGTTGGAAATGGGCTTGACAGACAAGACACGAAAATAGGATATACATATGAAAATGTATTACCATGCTGTTCTACATGCAATATGATGAAAGCATTTTATAATAAAGATGATTTCATTAAACAAGTAACAAAAATAGCAAATTTTAAACAGTCATACCCTATTGAATGGGATACTATACCCTGTATTGGATTTCAAATGGGAGGGGCAAAATCAGATGTACTAAAAGAAGAAAAGATTAAACAATGGAGATCTGTTTCAATCTATAAAGCAATAAAGTCAGATTGTCTTGATGACTTTAAAAAACGAGCATTAGAAGATACAAACTGGTCTGAAGAGACTTATCAAGAAAAAACAAAAATACTCTTTCAAAAGGTAAAAGAATCACCTTATGAAGAAGTAGAAAATGATTTGAAGAAATTGGTTGAAACAATTCGTTATTGTAGAAATGCTTAGTATTACTCCCAACACACATGCAACTCCTCAAAACACAACGCCTTTTCAAGCGTAAAATCAACATCAGGGAAATTATTTTTTAATCTTTCAATAATCTCATCACATAAATAATACGGAATATCAATATAACTTATTATTTTATTACTAGGATACACATCCACCAACTTCAAATTTACATTTGTTTTTCCAGACTCCGCAGAATTAACTATATGTTTTGTTAATGCTAGCACAAAATTATTTATTCGCTCGTTTCGTTCTTTTGTGCGCGCTTCATCGTAATAAGCGGCAGACATAGTTTGTAGTTCTTTACGGGTATGCATCTAATTAGTATTTATAGAACTGTTTAAATAATACTATATTTGCATTAAATAAATTTCTTTTCTATTAATATATGGCAACAATCACCACTGCGAATAATAATTCGGCTCTCAATAGCTCTCGCCGCTCGTATGTGGCTGTGAAGGATTTCAATAACTCCGATTTCGCGAAGTACACTGTGGCGATGAACGCTAGTTATGTCAATGTAGGTACTCTATCTGCAGTAACCACTGATGCCGATCTTGCCCCGAAGGGCCGCGTACTCCGCGAAAACGGCCGTAAGCTATATCCGGATGCGAATCCTGGTGTAACTAGATACCTGGTGGGTGTATATGATGACAAGACTGGTCTTTCTGGGTTCATTGACCCTAACTCTCCGACTTTTACTCTTTTCAACACCGACAGACCTAACTACATACCTGTTGATGATAAAGTAGATATTGGTGCGCCTGTTTATACTGCGGGGTCTATTGAAGCCGATGGATCTGCAACTTTGAATGATGGTTTATCTGTGACAGGTGGTGCTACTGTGCCAAGCGCTACTATTACTGCTGCTACCTACACCACAGGTACTGGTGTTCTTGTATACACTGCTGCTAACTCATTTGTTGTTGGTGAGACTGTAACAGTTAGTGGTGTAACAGTAGTTGGTGGTGGTGGTGGTGCTGGAGTGTTTAATGTAACTGGTAAAATTGCATCTGCAAGTGGTACTCAGTTTACAATAAATAGCTATAAAGCTTTAACAGCAACTACAGCAAATAATAATACTGGTACTGTTACTCTGGTTCAGCCATCACTTGTTGTTGATTCCGCAAATACCACTGTAAGTGGTGGCCTGGTATTAGCAAATGGTGGTTTTACACAAAAGGTTGTAGTTAGTACAACTGCACCATCTGGAGTAGTTAAACTTGATTTAACACAAGGCAATGTTTTCTATTTTTCTACAGCAATGGTTGATTCTGCTTCAGTGAACTTTACAACATCTGGTGCAGTAGTTGGTAGTACTTATTATATCACTTTTTCTACTTTTACAAATCCAGGTAATATTACATTTACAGGAAATGCGGGTGCTACTAACTTAAGTGTAACAGGTGTTACTCTTGGAGGTGGTTCATCTGTTCTTGCATTGGGAGTACTTGGTGCTGGACAAGCTGTTACGCCTGCTGCGTCCAAACCTTATACATTCACTTGTATCGTTCTTGCGGCTTAATCATCATCCCCTCCTTCCTCGTGCTTCCCACTATAAAACCCCTCCTTCAGCGGATCAATCAACAAAGGACAATCATACTTAGGGTGCGTACCGTCTCCACATAACATACAAGGCATTCTAATAGCAAACAAAACAAATCTATAGGTACTTTTTTAATATACTATCTTATATTGAAAAAATACCCTTGGTGGGGATCGAACCCACGATCTTCGGCTATCACACACTGTAGAAGGCCGACGCGTTGTGTGTTAATGTTAAAAAAATATTAAAAATATTAAAAAACATTATATCCACTGCGCTACAAGGGCCTACTTATTTACAAGAAAAACAACTTTAAACCATTAAAACCGAGTCCGATTTCTATTTCGTAAATTATTTTCATTCAAAAAAAGTTTCCCGCGATTTTTCATCATTTTCATTGTTTTTCTGCGATGGTTTTTCGCTCTTGTAGCTCTTGTACCATTATTATAATTTCTATTATTCATATTATACTGGTTAACATGTATACTTCTTCTTGAATTTTTCAATGCATTATTGTAATTCATATTTGCATTTGTTTTTTCATTAAAATTCAAATTCCAGTTACGTACAGGTTCCTTAATCCGTACATGTCTTTCATACACCCCATTACTATTGAATTTAGGTTTGTTATTTTCCGCAGTTGTAGAAGTCACATTATTTAATGAACTTGATCGTGAGTTTTTTTCCATTTTACTTCCTTTTGCTCCCATCTAGTTAGTTCTTTTAAATTAATACTATAATTTAAAAAAAATTCCGATACGGGGAATCGAACCCCGATCTAATGGGTGAAAGCCATTTATACTAAGCCGTTATACGATATCGGAAAGAGGTCCTACTCGGATTTGAACCGAGGTGTCAGGAATCAAAATCCCGCATACTAGACCAGACTATATGATAAGACCATCTATACATACTATAAATGATGTTTTAAGTATGTAAGAAAAAAGTGAATTAAGCTTTCGTCAAAAACTTCCAAAGACCATACAATATTACTAAACTTCCCATAACAATACATATGTATGCCATCACAGTATTAAATGTACTTGTTTTGCCCTTATCCATTTTCTCAATAGTACTTTCATCGCCTAACAATACTGCTCCAACAGTAATAACTCCTACTGCAATAATGAATCCAAATACACTACTTATTATTTGTGGCACACTATATGATCGCTGCCCAAGAGATCTTAAATTAATACCTCTACGCATAGGATTGTATGCCGACATTCTATTATTAAAATATATTTAATTAATAGATGGATTTTGAATTAGAGAATATATCAAATTTTACAGATGTTTCCGATCTGATGTATATTTTATCTGCAATATTAACAACGGATGTATCCGTAATATTTTTAACGCGCTACTTTAAAATCGGAGGTAAATATTTAAATGAATGGTACGATCAATTCAATATACTTGCCGTATGTGTTGATGTTATGATAATATTTCTCGGATTTTTAGTAACGCGATATTTATATACAACATTCCTTTTTGATAGATTTGCGTGGGCACCTGTATATTTCCTCATATTACTCGTGGCAGTTCAAATGCTCCATGATATGATTTTTTACTTTGGAGTGATTAAAACTATTCCGCAGGGAAATAACGAGATGATGGATCTTTTTAAGAAGTATGCCGAAGATATGGGAGGAATGGTTTATGGCGGTGATGCAATGTTAGTAATCTCTTCTGCACTCTTAGCAATGGCATATAAAGCAATACCAACAACGAGTTTTATTGTAATAACTAGTCTTGTAGTATATGCACTCCCATTTATATTGTATACACGCAATCCCTTTGTACTTGAAGAAAAGGAGAAACAGAAAATAAAAGAGAAGGAGCCAAAAAAACAAGATTTTGATAAAATTGATGCATATAATCGTCTAGTATAGGTAAGATGGATTCTATTGGGCTCGGAACGTATCAACTAAAAGGGAATGAGTGCTACAGCACAATTTTAAAAGCCATTCAGCATGGTTACCGTCTCTTTGATACAGCAATTTTATACAAAAATCAAAAAGATGTTGGACGGGCTATTAAAGATTCTGGTATTGAACGAAGCCAGATCTTTATTACATCAAAAGTGCATTTCAAATATATTGAGAGCGCAACAGTGCCCGAAGCAATTAGTGTTATATTAAATGAATTGCAAGTAGATTATGTAGATCTACTTTTGCTTCATAAACCGGATCCTACGCATAATGTGACGAACTGGAAAGATATGATTTCCATAAAGGGCGAGAATAAGGCGCGATATATTGGAACAAGTAACTTTCTTAAGAAAGATCTATGCGAAATTGTTGATGCAACGGGTGTATATCCATATGTAAATCAAATTGAATTCAATCCTCTTTGTCAACGTACTGAACTTGTTGCCTATTGTAAAAATAACTCAATACTTGTTCAAGCGTTTCGGAGTTTTGGATTGGGTAAGTGCATTAATAATGATACGGTACGAAGTGTCAGTGTAAAGTTACAACTATCTCCCGCTCAAGTAATCCTTCTTTGGACTTGGCGAAAGGGTATACATGTGATTCCTATGTCATGTAAAGAAGAGGAGATCAAGGAAAATATACATATTCGCTCGCTTGATCATAATTTGCCTGAGTTGGATGAGTTGGATGGATTAAATGAAAATTATTATACTATGCCCCGATATGCGGATGTATAATAGTATCCTAGTATAGATGGATATTGATCCAATATATACATATTATACAGATAAATACCCTCATATAGCTGATGAGTATGTGGAACGTATGGTAAATAAAGCTAGAGAACGTGAAAGGGAACATGAAGAATTAGCATTGGAAGAACGGCATCTTAATGAATGGAATGCAAATCCATTAGGGCGAAGAAACAATGCAAGACATGATAGACAGCGCCATGAATGGAGGGAATTACGAGATAGAAGAGATGTACACCAAAGAAATCCAGTACGAAACCAACGTATATTAAATAGACTGGAGCGCGAAGAACCAGAGTGGGAAAGAAATATATTAATGGAAGCACAAGAAGAGCGAGGGCGAAGACGAGAGCATGAAGAAAGAGGAGAGCATGAAGAAAGAGGACGAGACCAAAATATGATAGACCAATGGGAAAGAGAACGAGTTGCCAACTGGGAAAGACAAATGGAAGAACGATGGGAAAGAGAGCACATACAAGAATTAGCAGCAGAGGAACTTAACACATTAAATAGATTAAATATTGATGCCGCACCACATATTGGAGATCTTCGTTTGAGTCATGAAGATGCAAATGCAATAACATACGATGATTTTAAAAATGGCGATGAATGTGTTCGTTTGCAGCAAGACAACCGATTTATTTTTCATATAGATGGTCTTAAAGAGTGGTTTCTAAGAAGCAATCTAAATCCATTAACAAATCTACCAGTAACACAAGAAGATATTGAACGATTTACATATAAAAAAAGGCGCAGTATGAATGGTGGTAATAAGAGTAAGAAGAAACGAAAGATATCAAAGAAATCTAGAAAATCTAAAAATAACGCAGCGTAATATATACACGAATTGCTTTTTTCGTAGAACACAGTATAATGTCTTATTCCCGAGCATATAGTCAAGTTGATACAAATACAGGGTTTTTTGTTGCATTACTTGATAATGCTACCGAGGATTATGCACGTTTAGGTTTTTATCCAGCAGATCTTACTACAGCCTTAAACAACTCAGGTACAGTAACAACATACAATGTAAAGAATCTTGGCTCAATAATAAATACAAATAATGCGAGTCTATTCATAGCAACTATTAATAGCAATCAAAGTGTTGATTATAATGCTGGTGATCAATTTCGTGATTTAGGTAAAAGACTATACGTGCAAACCAATAGTATGAATACATTTATTTATTGTTTGGTAGAACGTATGGAAAGTATTGATACAGAAGGTGTACCATTAAATCCGGATGTATTCTATACACTTGTGTGGGCAGCTAGAGGTCATGGGAATCCCAAGATTAAGATGGTGCGTACTGGTTATTAAAAACCACGATGCATACATTTTTTACAAATCTTTATTCCCGAAACCAATTCATATTTATGGAAGCAGATCTTTTGTTTTCGTTTTAAAGCGGCCTCTGCTTCCATCTTATCTTTTGCCACTTTTGCAAAGAAGTTTGCCCGAAAGCTTTCTAACGGATCCATCTAAATATCTATATTATATAGAATGGATGCCCATGCACAAGCAAAAACAGAATATATTACGGCAAAAAATGAATTAATTAGAGCAGTAATGGTGAATGATAGTGGGGCAGTAAAAGATGCATATATTGCCCGTAAAAGAGCAATGGCGGCGCGAATAACTTTGGTGCATCAAGAAAAGGCTTTGGCCAAGCAAGCAGAAGCAAAAAAATAAAGACATACTAGAATGAGTTCCATATCCCGAACTTCGGCAGAACCACCGCATAACTCTAGTGATAATACGCGTTTTGTAAATATTACAACACCCTCTTATTTTGACTATAATTTAAATTCTATAGTTCCTATCCCCTTTTCCTACTCAAAAGGGGTACTAGATATTAATATTCAAGATAACGTGCAAACGGATTTAGTAAATGGTGGTTATGAACCAGCACCATATTCGTTAAATCTTGTTCGTAAAATGGGTGGAACGGGTATTGTAAAATCATTAGGTCCAAATTTAGTAACCTATTTGAAAAATTTTTTAGCGATTGAATCTAATCCTCCAACGGTATCAAATGATATACAAAATCTTACTGTTTTTGGTGCACCAATCGTATCAAAAATACAAATACCGATAAAAGGATCGCTCGATTATGATTTAAGTCATAATCTATTTAACCAATTTGGAACATATTCTTTAACTGATGTAGCACCAACAAGTGATAGTTATTTAGCATGTGGATCTGAGGAAGATAATTTTTCTACATGCTGGGTATTTCAAACACCTCTTACAATTGGATTTACGCATGATGGTATTCAGGGTTATGTGACGTTTACTACGACTTATACGAAGAATGTACCATTTTATTTTTGATTCATCATAAAATTGATTAGATTTTTAGCAATTATTAATTACTAAAAATGTCTTTCCTAAAAATTATTGATCCAACTGCTGAATGTGACCTTCCTAGTGATTTAGCATATACCTTTCCCTTTCCACTAGATAAATTTCAAGAGCATGCCATTAAGGCAATTCATAATGAGGAAAATGTGTTGGTTACTGCAAAAACTGGTTCAGGAAAGACCTTAGTCGGCGAATACCAAATCTATCACTCACTAAAAAAGGGAAAGCGCATCTTTTACACAACACCCATTAAATCACTATCCAATCAAAAATTCTACGATTTAAAAAAGATGTTTGGCGAAAAGCGTGTCGGTATCATGACAGGAGATATTAAATTCAATCCGAATGCTGACATTATTATTATGACAACCGAAATTCTCCGAAATCTTCTTTATAAAAAGGGATCTGCAACAGAAAATTTTGGTCTCACCGCATCTCTCAGCCTTGATAATCTAGATGCAGTAATCTTTGACGAAGTTCATTATATTAACAACAAGGAACGTGGTGGTGTTTGGGAAGAAAGCCTTATTATGCTTCCAAAAGAAATTAACCTTGTATTATTATCAGCAACCATTGATTCTGCAGATCTCTTTGCGTCATGGCTAGGAGATCTCAAGCAGAAGCCAATCCATCTTATTTCAACGACATATCGTATTGTTCCACTTGAACATTATGTGCTTAAAAATGAGGAGCTCCTTACGCTAATGGATGCAAAGGAAAACTTTTATCCTGATACATATATGAAATGGCTAGAATGGCTAGAAATTAGAGAAAAGAACCATGTTCAGCAAAAGAAAAATGTAGCGCACCGTCGGATTGGAGGTTACACAGATTCTGTTGTGAAAAAGGATGAAAAACCCGTATCCTTCTTACATACAATGGTAAAAACAATAGAAATGTTTAAGTCAAAAGATATGCTACCGTGCCTATATTTCGTATTCTCACGCAAGGGTTGTGAAGATTATGCAGCAAAAGTTAGTAATGATCTTGTAACAAATTCGGAAACGGCTGATATTAAACATATTATTAAGTTTCATCTGCATCGCTACAAGGATAGTCTACAAGTATCAGAGCAATATTTCAATCTTACGAATTTACTTGAAAAGGGGGTCGCTTACCATCATAGTGGTCTTCTCCCCATGTTAAAAGAGATTGTAGAGATTCTCTTTACAAAAGGATTAGTAAAGGTTCTCTTCGCGACGGAAACATTTGCTGTTGGATTAAACATGCCAACCAAAACAGTAGTTTTCACTTCATATCGTAAATATGATGATGAAATTGCAGGTCTTCGTATGTTAACAACCGATGAATATATTCAAATGGCAGGAAGAGCAGGTCGTCGTGGAAAGGATACGCGTGGATATGTATTCTATTTACCAGATCGCAAACCAGAAGGTACACTAGATATTAAAAAGATGATGACAGGTTCAAAAACAAAGCTGCAATCGCGTCTAAAGTTTGAATACGATTTCATTTTGAAGACTGTGCAATCAAAGAATTTGGATTGGGTAGATCTTGTTCAGAAATCATATTACAATGAGCAAATCAAACGAACGATTAAAAATATAACGCAAGAAAGGATTAAATATCAGGCACAACTTGACACTATTAATCTAACAGAAGAGCAAATTGCCATTTGTAAAAAGGATCAAATATATAAGGATAGTATTGCTATTTCAACAAATGCATCAAAACGAAAGATGCAAGCGGAATATGATGCTTGGAAGGAAACAAATCCAGTAGTGGCAAATTATAAGGATTATGAAGAGCTAAAAAATACACTTGCAGATATTGATTCAGATCTGGCTTATTACAATAGTTTTCAAGGAAATGTGGAGCCATACTTTGCAGTACTGAAGGATCTCAATTATATGGAACAAAACGGTGAATTAACACACAAGGGCATTAATGCAACAGAGTTTAATGAAGGTAATTCGCTTCTTCTTTCAGAAATGTACGATATGCTTACAAACTTAAATCAGCAAGATATATTGATGATGCTAAGTTGTTTTATGGATCCTGAAGAAAAAGATCCAAAAGTGCTGCAAAATCTTCAGATCCCAAAGAATCTAAAAGAGCTGCTCAAAAATACTGAATCTTATTGTAAACGTATTGAAGACGCTGAACGAATGCATAAGATCTCATTCAAACCCTGGACATTAAATTATGAATATATTGAAATGCTGTTTGACATGTTTAATGGTGCATCAATTGGAACAGTGTGCGATACCTATCAAATCTTTGAAGGAAATCTTACGCGGTTTCTCTTGAAACTATTGAATATTGTTGATGAATTAAAAAATGTAGCATCTCTTAACAAAAATGTTACGCTTCTTGAAAAACTAGAAGATGTGCGGGCATATGACTTCTATAAAATTGCAATTCCAGAGAGTTTGTATTTATATATTTAGTTATTAAACAAGTGTTGTAATAGTTGATAAAAAAGTATTCATGCTATTGGAACTGTTAATAGACTGAAGTTCATTTAATCTATTTTGCGCAATAACTAACCATGCCGCTTTTTCTGTTGGATCAGTCGTAGTATTGTATTTATTAAATATACTTGTAAAGTCATTAAATGCTTGACCAAGTGCAGAATGGTCGGATTTTGCCCGTGTTTGTATTTCTTGAATTGCAGTTGCAGACAATGATGCAACACGTGTAGTATTTAAAATAGGTATTGTTGTTGTTTTTACACTTCTTAATGTAGAAATCATAGTAGTTGAAAAATGTAATTGTCTTACTTTCAATGAACTTAATGTACTTAATGAAGATATTGATGAAAAACTATTTATTGTTGAAATAACATTTGAACTAATATCACTCATTCTACTTGAAAGATTATTTTTTCTTTCCATTTATTACTTTGCGGATTTGTATAATATTTTATAGATACATTTGTTTTTGGTGCGCAAGTATTTAAATAAGGTATCACTTTTTTCAAACACGGAATAAATATATGTTTTTCATCCAAGACAATACCGTCAAGTAGACGTTGCTTATAATACAGATCCAAGAAGATTAATTCCCGCTCGTATGTTTTTGAAGCCCTTTGTATATTATTAAAACGTTCAATGCACTCATATGTAAAAGGTTTTCCCTTTAGGGAAAATTGGTTAATTATATCAACATAGCGACGAATCGGGGAAGAAGCATGCGCGTATTTTTCCAAACCTAATTGTGCATGAAAACATTCGTCGGAAGCTAAACAATATTTTGCAGATTCATAAGACAAATACATATATGATTCGGAAAGAGGTTCAAAGAGTTTTGCTCGTTCCAGATTTTGTCCCTTTTGTTTGCGAAGAATCACTGCTTTTTCTGCAGCCTTTTTATTATAATATAACATAAGTATTTCAATCCATTTATGACTATCATCTGTTAGTATTCTACTAAGGCAAAATACATACTCTTTCAAAACAGCTGCATGCACGCAACCATATACATTTTCATAGTTATATGATTTTACATTTACAATTGTTTCTTTCCATGTATGACTTACTTCACCATCTTTATTGAAAGTAATATATAATGAGTACGCAAGTCGGTCCTTGTTTTCAACTAACGAAAACTTATCTTCACTTAGATATGCTGGAAACATAGGTTTTACACAACTACCATTTTCATATAGCGATGTACCGATATGTTCTGCATATTTCATCCATGGATTTACTTCTACATATGCCGATACATCTGCAATGGAAATTACTAATCCATTTTCTAAGAATGATATACAATCATCAGCATCTTTACAGCCGACTGGATCAATTGTTATAGTAGGTTCACATATTTTCTCACGATCCCATGAAGGTTCAATGATTTCTGGTAGCTGTTTCTGCCATACGTAAGGACTTGCCTTGAGCAAACAAGCCTTTTTTTCCGCTTCAGGTATACCACAATCACCAATAAGGTTAAGAAATATACCACGAGGAAGTGTATCATTCCAATGTTCAAAAGAGAAACTAATTAGTTTGTTGCGCAATCTATCTACAATCTTTGATCCAACATAAAATGGCGGATAGGCTTCATCCAATGGTCTGCACAAATATATAGAATTATGTGTTTTTGTAAAGCCATATCTTGTACCGGTTGTTTCTAATACACCAACAAGAACTGGATGATTTGCTCGCTCAACTAATGTACAACCATTTGCACTAAAAGCTACGCGATCATATGGTAAGCATTTATTTGCAGATCCTTCAAAGCCTTCAAAAACGCCGTATTTTTTCTTGACGAGCAACATATTTAATAATTAAAAATAGTTTAAATAATCCAATTTTTTTATTTATGTTCTAATTATAAGCTAAATAATGTGATCTACAAAGCGATTCATATTTATCTGCACCACCTACATCAACAACTAATGCACTTGCTTCCTTTCGTGAACTAAAGATGGCTTCTGTACCATCATTACACGTTTTGCATAATGCTTTTGTCTTAATAATACTATCACAATAAGGAATAAGCTCAAGAATCTTACCAAACGGTTTACGATGTACATCACCATCAAGACCCGCAACAAATACAGTTTTTTCAAATACATCTACACATTCTAATACAAATGGTACAAGATCATCATAAAATTGCGCTTCTTCAATAATAATAACACTTGCTTCTAGAAATTTTTTATTGAATAATATTGAATTTAAACATGCTACAGATACATCTGCAGGAAAGCTTTCTTGATTATGATTTACAATACTTCCTTCTTTATAGCGAGTATCGTGTACAGAAGTAATAATAAACATTGGCATATTAATGGCTTTAAATTTGCGAATAGTGGCAAGTAAATATGATGACTTGCCAGAAAACATAGGACCTACAATTAAATCTAGCGACATCTTGCTAAGATTGCAGAGGAAAATTCTTTTAATTTTTTTAATTTATGGAAGTGTATTAGATTCACTCCCATACTTTGCTAAACCGGTTTGTGGATAAATATCTAAACAATGATGTCCCAATTCCAACGTCGCTTTATTTTGAACACGTTGAACTTCATCAAAAATAGAACGTATATGTTTTACATCTAAGAGTCGTTCCATTTCTTCATCGCTATATAAATCTTTCATAGCCATCATATATCCAACACCATAATTTGCATGCAACACTGCTACAACCGGATTTTTATCTTGTGTTGATGCCGTGGACCATCGTGCCATTTGATGAAAGAGTTTTTTTATTCCTTCATTTGTATTTGAATTGCTAGATTTAAAATGAAATATAAACCAGAATAATATTACTGCAAGAAAAATTAGTGCCGCTAACTTATAATGCATCTACTATATAATTATCTTTTTACAACTGCATTTTTAAAAGATAATAAATTATGCTTAATATAATTATTTGGTAAATGATATATTCTACAACCATTATCCAGTTGATTTTCTACAAGAGGAATAACAGTCCCTTTATAATAATCTGTATGTAATCCATGTAAACCTACTGCACTCATTTCACGAATATTATATCCTTTTATATTACTAATATTATAATAATCACTTTGTATAAACTTTGCGAATTCATTTTTATCATATATCCACATTGCACAATATGGGTTTCTATGATTTAAAACGTATGTTTTATTATGTGCATTCATAAAAATATCTAGTGGTTTTTTATTTTTATTATTAAAATCAGTCATAAATTCTTCTTTATTTTCATCAATTTCAATACGAATAAAACCCAAATTAAAATTATACTTTATTAGTTCGTCTTTATTTTCTAACCAATATGTTAATGCGGCTTTAGGAATTAATATATCATCTTCTGTATATATAAATATATCATAGTCATCTTTTTGTTTATGTAGTAATTCTCTACATTTCCATGTTAAATAAAATGGATGTTTCTTATCTAAGTTATGCACTATTACTGTTGTGTATCCATTTGTATTTGGCACTAATAGATCTGATGGAAATAGATAATTTGTATGAATATATATATCAGTAGTATATGCATATGTATTAACTTCATTCAATATTTTATTTAAATAAATAATGCGATGTTTCGTCTTTTCAGAATAAAAAAATGTTATATGTTTTGTAATTTTCATACATATATTCTTTTACTTACTTTAATCCAGTTGAGCCAAAACCGCCAGCGCCGCGGACTGTTTCTGGAAGGCTTTCTACAATACGAATTTCGGACACATACCCTAGATCTGGTGCACAGATTTGGAAAAGTCGTGTTCCCTTTTCTACACTTGGATACGTATATTCATTGAGGTTTGTTACAGGTGCCATTAGTAAACCACGATAGGAAAGGTCAATAATTCCCACTGAATTTGCCATCATAACGCCAGACTTATAAATAGAAGAACGGGGATAGAGATAATAATGAACCTCTTCCTCCTTAAAATCATAATCCGTCACAACAACACGTTTCAACATACGAGCACGTGTGCCAAGATTTAGCAACTTAACAGGCGAAGGAGCTGTACGACGAACATCAAACTCTGAAGAAACCTTATAATCCTCTACACAATACAAATCCACACCCGCATTGTCATTGCTACGCTTACCAGCAAGATTCTTATAGTATTCAGCTCCCTCGGGTGTCGGACAAAGCTCAAGGATATACATTTCTAATTTAATACAGGGCCAAAAAGAATCAATTTTTACGAAATTGGTTTAAACCATCTAGAAGTAAAAAGAATATGGAAAAAATCCTTTTGGAAATTTCATTAGGAGAAGCATTAGATAAGCTTTCAATCCTTGAAATAAAAGTAGAAAAAATCACTGATGAAAGGCAAGCACATTGTAAAAAGGAATACGATGCAATATATGAAACATTAGTCAAATATGTAAAACTCTACCCATATCATTATAGAATTTTAAAAGATATCAACGAAGCTCTTTGGAAGTTAGAGGATGATTTTCAGACGGATCCTGATGCATTTAAGCATATTAAAATACAAAATGGTCGTCGGTTTCGCATGAAAGCAAAGATTAACAACTTAGCCAATTCTAACCTCAAGGAACAGAAATCGTATAACAAGACAAAGGCTTATGTATACACACATTTAGGATTGGGCGATCATTTTTGGATGAATGGTGCAGTCCGTCTATTAGCAACCTGTTATGATGAAGTAATGGTTGTATGTAAACAGAAATATGAAAAAGTAGTAAAATCTATGTACTCAGATGATCCGTGTATAACATTTCATGTGATTGAAGATGATGCAGAGCTATATCCTTTTACTATTAAAAAATATCATTTAATTGACCAGGGATTTGATGTATATAGTTGTGGAAATCATACTGATACACCAAGAATATATGAGTTTCCTCTTTCCTTTTATGATGATATGAAAATGCCCCGTGGTGTTCGTACTTCATACTTTTATGTACCAACCTTTCCTGAATCTGATGATATGTGTATACAAGGAGATTATATATTAATACATCAACAATCTTCCCAGAAGAGTATAGATATATACACTCAAGTTGAGAAAGAAAATCCAAATAGTCTTATATTGGATATAAATGAAAACCATTATCCAGTAGGTCATGGATATCATCTTATTGCAGAAACGGTTGTAAATAAAAATATGTGTTTTTACAAAGGGCTCATAGAAAATGCTAAACAAATTCATTGTATAGAATCTTCTTTTTATTGTTTTTGCTCACATCTTGATTTACGCAAGGTGGAAGTTAAAGTTTGTTATTTACCATGCGACAATTCTGCCGAGCGGTTAGGTGTTTTTAGTACGGGAGTACTATAATCACACGCGGGCTACACCTACTCTGGAAGAGGCGGCGGAATAGGTTGTGTCTTCAGAGGCATTGTTTTCAACAACTACCCAGCCAGTTGCATATGAAGGCTGAACGGCACCGCTGTTGCGCTTTACACGACGCAGCTTGATGGCGACATCATAGCCGGTTACACTGCCGTTGATTTCACCACCCAAATCCTTTAAGGTCTCACCTGGTACGAGTACACTGCCACCGGTGGTGTTTAATGTGAATGCTGTCTTGAATGCACCCGCTGTTGTAAAAGTGTATAGAGAACCAACAATAGACACGGTGGCAGCAGGAGCTAAGAGAGTGGCTAAACCGGCATCCGTGATGAAATAAGAAGTGGCAAAGTTGGCTACCAAACTGCGGGTCTTGGGCTGGGCGAAAGAGGACTGGATGGAGGACATTTATACTTAAGCAAAAGAAAATAATTCCGCGCCGGTAGAAAAGAACCGGTAGATAAAATCTAAAGTTAAAAATTTTTAATTTTTAATTTAGAATTTGAAAAACAATTCAAATGCGGGCTACGCGTACCGTATATCTACCACTATCGGAATTTTCTACATCTAGTGAATTATTTTCAACTACTACATAACCAGTATCGTCAGGGCTCAGAGAACCTCCATCGGTTGAGTTAGTAAATCTCTGTACAAGTCTTAAGACTAAAAGGCGTGTTACAAAATTATTACCAATAATAATTTCCTTGCCCAAATCCTTTACTGTCTTGCGTTGATTAATTCCAGGTAGTGTATGATTTAATTGTGTGGCTCCACTTGCACCTGTAATTACATCATGAAAAGTTGAACCAGCAGTTGTTCCAGGAATAATATACAGAGACTTTCCAAGTTTTGTTATGTTTTCTTCGTTTGCTGCATACCATGTATCAATATCATTTTGGCTGAAAAAGTAAGCACCTGTACCAGTATAAGTATCATTACTATTTTGGGTAACCACAAACGAACGTAATGGGTTCTGGGCAAATTCTCTACGCAAAGACATTATACTTAAACAAGCGAAAAACGCCTGTAAAAAGTAAAAAATCCTAAAAATTGATTTAAAGCTTTAAGAATCTACTTATAGAAATATTGATTCGTATAAGGAGAATGCCGAGTGGATTAAATCAACCCTCTTCTGATATTGAGCCGATAGTGGGAATACAGTTTGGTATTTTCAGTCCGGAAGAAATTGAACGCCGGTCTGTCGTAGAAATTACAAATGCCGGTACTTTTGATGGAAGCGAACCACGAATTGGAGGTCTATTTGACCCGCGCATGGGTGTACTAGACAATGGAAAAACCTGCCGATCATGTGGTCAGACCAATCACAACTGTCCCGGTCATTTTGGTCACTACAAGCTTGCACGACCGGTATATTACATCCAGTTCTTTCCAACAATTATGAATATCATGAATTGTATTTGCATTCGTTGTTCTAAACTGCTAATTGACAAGGAACTGAACAAAGCCGTACTAAAAAAGAAAGGTGAAGCGCGCTGGCGGGCCGTGTTAGGTCTTTGCGCAAACATCAAGCGTTGTGGCCAGGATACTGAAGATGGTTGCGGAGCGTTAAAGCCAAGCCGCTATTTGCGTGAAGCCATTGCGCGTATCGTTGCCGAATGGGACAACATTGATGGCCCTTCTTCCGAGCCGAAGAAACAGCGCCAAGCCCTTGAATGTGAATACGTCCTCCGATTATTCCGCCGTATTACCGACGAAGATGTGGATTTCATGGGATTTAACCGATACTGGTGCCGACCCGATTGGATGATTTGCTCTGTGCTTCCAATTCCTCCTCCCCAAGTTCGCCCATCCGTTATCCAAGACAACAACCAGCGATCAGAAGATGATTTAACACACAAGCTGTTTGAAATCATCCAAACAAACAACACAGTGCAGGATAAAATTAATAACAATGCCAGTAAAAACATTATTGATGATCAATATGCCGTACTACAGTACCATGTTGCCACGCTTGTTGATAATCAGATCCCTGGTGTTGCACCATCTGCACAGCGTAGTGGCCGGCCGCTAAAGTCTATTCAGCAGCGTTTGGGTTCAAAGGAAGGTCGTATCCGCTACAATATTCAGGGTAAGCGTGTAGAGTTTTCTGGCCGTTCAGTTATTACACCTGACCCGAACATTTCCATTGAAGAGATCGGTGTGCCGACTAAGATTGCAATGAACTTGACAGTACCAGAGCGTGTAACAACATTTAATCGTAACAAGTTGTACAAGCTGATTCAAAACGGTTCTGATATTTATCCTGGTGCTAAAACAATTGTGCGCAAGGATGGTCGTATGATTTCGCTCAAACATGTAAACACAAAGGAAATTGTATTACAATTTGGTGATATCGTCAATCGCCATCTTATGGATGGTGACCCAATCTTATTCAATCGTCAGCCAACATTGCACCGTATGTCTATGATGGGTCACAAAGTCAAGGTGTTGCCTTACAATACATTCCGCCTCAATGTATCAGTAGTAACACCTTACAATGCAGATTTTGATGGTGATGAGATGAACTTGCATTGTCCCCAAAGTTATGAAGCATCCATTGAGCTTGCAGAGATTGCAGCGGTAAGCAAACAGATTCTTACACCTCGTCATGCGAAGCCTGTGATTGGTATTGTACAGGATACACTTATTGGTTCTTACCGTATTACACAGCCAAATGTGCAATTCACCCGCCGTGAATTCATGAATATGATGATGTGGAACAAGCATTTTGGTGGTGTAATTCCCGAGCCCTCATCAAAGAAGGGTCAAGTAGAACGTTATGATGGTAAACAGGTAATCAGCCAGATTCTTCCCCCACTAAATATGGAAATGGGAAATTCTCGGTATGATGATGAGAAGGTTGAGGACAATTTCGTAAAGATCAAGGAGGGTCAGATTACACAGGGAATCTTTGATAAGGAGATCTTTTCAAAGCCGTCCAAGGGAATTATTCATACCACATTCAAGGATTATGGACCACAGGAAACGGTACATTTCATTGATTGCATGCAGAACACTATTGAACAGTTCCTAATTTACAATGGATTCAGTGTAGGTATTAGTGATTTGATTGCAGACGAAAAAACAAAACAGGATATGGAAAGCAAGATTAACGAAGGAAAGGCTGAAGTTGAAAATATTATTATGCAGCTTCACTTGGATCTCTTCACAAATAATACTGGAAAAACAAATAAACAAGAGTTTGAAGATCGTGTGAGTGTTGCACTCACAAAAGCGCGTGATCTTTCAGGTAAAATCGGTCTGGGTTCGCTTGCAGCAGAGAATCGTCTAGTAAGCATGGTGCGTGCCGGTTCTAAGGGTACTATTGTAAATATTGCGCAAATGTTAGCATGCCTAGGTCCTCAAGAGCCTGAAGGTCGTCGTATCCCACTCGGATTCAATGATCGCACACTGCCTCATTACAAGAAGTACGATGATGGTGCAGAAGCGCGTGGATTTGTTGAGAGCTCTTTCATCAAAGGACTCTCGCCACAAGAGTTCTTCTTCCACGCTATGTCAGGGCGTGAAGGTTTGATTGATACTGCAGTAAAAACGGCAGACACAGGATATATTCAGCGTCAGCTGGTCAAGGCAATGGAAGATTGTGTAACACAAAATGATGGCACCGTCCGCGATACAAAGATGAATATTGTACAGTTCCATTATGGTGAGGACGGAATCAACAGTACCATGATTGAGTCACAAAGCCTTGCACTTGGCAAACTAAGTATTGATGAGATCAAAAAGGAGTATGGAATGGTTGGAGTAAAGATGGATGAGTTTCTTGAAACGATTGATGATAATGCAGATGCAATGGCTGCATATGTTGAGCAGGTGTTAGTAGATCAGCGGATTATGGTTGAAAATGTAAACAAGTTTAAGGGTGTAGCTAACTCAACGTCGGTCTACTCACCAGTGAATATTGAACGTGCAATGAAAAATATCAAGGTGTCCTTTCAGCTAGATCCTAAGCAGAAGACTGATCTTACACCTAGTTATGTACTCAATGGAATTCAAACAATTATAAATAAGACACAGAAGTATCACAATATTTGGGCAGCACTACTGCGTTTCCATCTAGCTCCTCACAAAGTTATTGCACGTGAACGCTATACTGTGAAGGCATTTGATGCGTTATGTGCAATACTAATAACAAAGAATTATCAGGCTTGGGCGCAGCCTGGTGAACAGGTGGGAATTATTGCTGCGCAGTCTATTGGTGAGCCATCTACGCAGATGACGGTCATTCGTGACGCTATTGTAGTCATAAATGGAAAAGATGAAAAAATCGTAGAAAAAATTGGAGATTTTGTGGATAGAATTTTGGAGAAAGAGAAGGAAAAGGTTGTAACAATTGGTCCTGATAGTGTCGTGCTTGATTTAACAGATGACTATAATATTATTGGGGTATCAAACGATGAAAAGACATCATGGCGACGCATCAGTCAAGTAAGTCGTCATCCAGCAAATGGTGGTATGGTAGAGATTACAACAAAGTCTGGACGTAAAACTACTGCAACTCTTACACACTCCTTCTTGACACGCTCAACAACGGGAGTAGTGCCAATTCTTGGTTCTGAACTGAAGGTTGGTACTCGTGTACCTATTGCACGTACTATTCCTGAAGTACCAAATCCTATTATGGAAATTACAGAAGGTACAACATATCAACTAACAAAGGAGTTTGGATGGCTGTGTGGTATATACTTGGCTGATGGTTCATTAAGCGGAAATAGCGTAAGCATTAGTAAGATTCATCATCGTGTAGAAGAGAAGATTCGTGAAATTGCATTGGTGTATGATTGGAATGTAACTATCCGAAATTATGAAGGGATATATGGACAGTCAAAAAGTACAATAATTCATAGCGAAGACCTGAAGAACTTCCTGCACAAGCACTTCTCCACTGGATCTTATGGTAAGACAGTACATGGTGCAATCTACCACTCAAACAATGCATTTATCAGCGGTCTCCTCGGTGGATACTTTGACGGTGATGGCAACATCAATGTAGAACGTCAGCAGATTCGTGTAGGTTCTCGCTCAAAGGACCTAATTCATCACATTGCTCGCCTATTAGCCTATTGTGGTATCTTTGGTTCGTTTGGTGAAGAAACCAGTACTCGTATTCCAGACAAGATATTATACACGTACCAGGTACTGAAAAAGTTTGCTGCAACTTTCAAACAAATTATTGGTCTTGAACTAACGGAAAAGGCAGCTGGTCTAGATGCCATCATAACCTACATGGAGCGTGATGGTAAGCATGACACAAAGGAACTATATGATAAGATTCCTGAAGTTGGAGATGTTATTGCCGAGACCGGCAAGCTGCTTGATTTACCTGGCCATAGTCGCAATTATGGTCGTTGGGCAAAGAAGGAGAGTGTGGGTCGTCTAACACTGCAGGGATATATTCAGGACTTTGAGACACAGAAATCAGTGGATCCACGAGTAATCCGCAATATTGAAATTCTTCGTGCTGCAGCCTATTGTGATGTGTTGTGGGATGAGATCGTAGAGTTAAAGTATCTTGACGATCCTAAGACATACGTATACGATTTCACAGTTCCTGGAAATGACAGTTTTATGGTTGATGACAATATATTGATTCATAACACACTAAACACTTTCCACTTAGCAGGTGTAGCATCCAAATCTAACGTGACACGAGGTGTACCGCGACTCAAGGAGTTGCTGAAGGTAACACAAAATCCCAAAGCGATTTCGTTAACAATTCCGCTGAAGAAGAAGTATCGCGATTCAATTGACAAGGCACGTGAAGTTGCGCAAGATCTTGAGCTTACACTCATGAAAGATATTGTAACAAAGACCGCAATTTACTTTGATCCTTCTAAAGAATCTGTAATGAAAGAGGACAAAGATGTATTAGACTTCTTCAATTTGTTTGAAGCAGAAGATGAAGGTGATAAATGGAGTAAATGGTTGTTGCGTATGGAGTTTGACCATGAAGCAATGTTTACAAAGAATATTAGCATGGATGATGTTGCATATGCTTTGGAAACGAAATTTAGTGGTGAAATAAAAACAATTTATTCCGATTACAATAGTGATAAACTGATTATGCGTATTCGTTTGGCCAGAGATAAGAAAGATCTTAATACTGATGACATATTAAATCTGAAAAAGATGCAAACACGGTTCCTTAACAGCATCATTATTCGTGGTATTCAGGGAATAAAGTCAGTATCATATCGCAAAGATACAAACTATTATGAACTAGTAAATGGAAAGTATGAGCAGATCACACAGTACATATTGGATACTGATGGATCAAACTTCCTGGAGATTATGAATCATCCTTATGTATATGGCAATGGTGTACTATCATCACACGTACATGACATTTATGAAAATCTGGGAATTGAGGCTGCACGCGCAACACTATTAAATGAAATTACAAATCTATTTGCAGATGCTGGTGGTGTAGATTTCCGTCACTTGGGCCTCCTTTGTGACTGGATGACGCGTGTTGGTAAGTTGTTATCAGTGGATCGTTATGGAATTAACAAACAGGATATTGGCCCACTTGCCAAAGCATCCTTTGAAGAAACTGAGAAGATTCTACTGAAGGCTGCACTATATGGTGAGATTGATCCTATAATTGGTGTTTCCGCAAATATCATGACGGGACAGCCAATTCGTGGGGGTACAGGATTCTCAGAGATTCTTCTTGATGAAGCTGCGCTTATGCGACTACAAGAAGGGTTGCCTGTAGTTGAAGAAGAAGAAGAGGAAGAATATGAACCAACACAGGAAAACATAGAAGAAATATTGCATCAAGATCCGAATGATAAGTGTTCATCTGCAAATCTAAAGTTGAACGTAACTCTCCCACAAGGAACTCAAGCAATTGATGAACCTGATATAGAACTTACAATGATAGATTAGAGGTCTAAATATAAAAATATAAATATAAGTATGGAAAGAATAGTTGAGAAACCTCCTTGGAAGGAAATACTTTTTTATAGTTCAGTACCGCGAATAATAAACATAGACTATAAAGAATTTATACATGAAATACCAGAAATACTTTTAAAAAAGAAAGAAGAAATTACTATATTTGAAGAAGAGCATAAATGGGAGTTGGCGAAGAAGATGGCAAATCCCTATGAAATGGTATATACACAAGAAGAGAAGTTTCCCTATCCAAATATATGTTCATTAAAACCATTTAGTCGCAGTTATTTTAAAATGGTTGAAATGCTATATAGTATTAATTTTTTCAATGATGTCAAAGATAAAAATCATATAAGATCTGCTCACATTGCAGAAGGTCCTGGGGGATTTATGCAAGCATTTATAGACGTATCAGATCAACACAAGAAGAATGTAAAATCTATGCATGCAATTACATTGAAATCCGATAAACATTACATACCAGGATGGAAAAAAGCAACGAATTTTTTAAAGCGCTATGTTGATATTATTCATATATCATATGGTAAAGATGGGACTGGTGATATATATAATAAAGAAAATCAAACACATTTTATTTCTAATATATCAACAAAAGTAGATTTATTTACAGCAGATGGTGGCTTTGATTTTTCCTTTGATTATAGCCAACAAGAAAAACAAATATTTCCTTTACTTATTTGTTCTTTCCTTGTTGCATTTCAAACACTTGCAATAAACGGTACGTGTATCATAAAAATCTTTGATACATATTCAGAATCAACACAAGCATTAATATCACTGTGTGGATCATGTTTTAAAGAATATACATTGTATAAACCGGCTACAAGTCGACCATGTAATAGTGAGCGATATTTTATAGGAAAGAAGTATAGAGGTTCAACAAAAATAATTGACCATTTGCGAACAATTTATGATAATTATTCTAAAAATTTATATCCATATATGGAATTAGATAGTGCTGAAAAAGCATATATTCAAACAATTTCAAATATGTATGAAAAAAAGCAAATAGAATGTATTGAATTGGCAAAACAATTTGCTCTTAATATTGACTTATTCAATGAGTATTATCTTGAATATTTCAATAAATCTAGTGAGTTTTGTAAAGAATTTAAAATTCCTATTAAAACTGCTGCTGCTTCTGCTGCTAAGCTTTCTTCATGAGCTTTATAGCAGACATTTAGAAAGCCGCTTAGGCTTTCTTCATGAGCTTTATAGCAGACATTTAGAAAGCCGCTTAGGCTTTCTTCATGAGCTTTAT